AAATGATGATGTGAATGTCATCGCGCCAATGTTTTGGGGTGACCATAAAAATAGCGATGGTTACTGGTCATGCGGTGATTCATTAATGTGTGGTTGGACATACTTGAACCGAGAAGGTGAACTTTATACCTATGAAAAATGTAAAGAATTAAAAACTGAATATGAAAACACCAAAGGATTATGGTGAAAAATAAATAAACTATCACATGATTACATTATCAACAACAGTATATGAAAAAGATTTTAAATTTGTCCTTAATAAAGAAAGTTGGTTTTATAAATTCCAAAACCCTCTAGTGACTAAAAAAAACGTTATTATTAATAACATTAATAATATTGATGAATTTTTGGAGTTAAAGAAAACTTTCGAAAACGAATTTGAATTTTTTTATTCTAAAGAATTTATTGATGAAATTAATAAAACGTTTAATGTGGGTATAAACCCTGAGGAAAAGTCATATTATTATTCAGTACAACATTATACTAACGCCTTAGTTAACAACCAAAATAAATTTACATTTTATGTTGGACCTGATTGTGCAATATTTTCAAATGGGTTATCAGATTATTTCAATAATTCTATTAAATTATTAGAATCAAACCAAGACATTATATCAACAACTTTACCATGGGTTGAACCAGAAATGGCTGACAATGTAGGTAACCATGAACAAAATTTTTTTAATATTACTAAAAGAAATGAAAAATTTTATATGTCAAAAATTTTTAGCGACCAAGTGTATTTTATTAACACTGATAAAATAAAAAATTTTGATTTTACTATAACACAAAAATTACACTCAATACCAGAATATGGTATAAATGGGTTTGAATTTAGGTTAACAAACAATTTAATTCAAAACAACAATTATAGGGCGATTTATAAAGGCGAAGCTTATTATAAACACGAATCTTTTTAAAAAATAATATAAACATAAAAACAAAAAAAAAATGAGTAAAATATATGATTGTTTTAATTTTTTTAACGAATTAGACATACTTGAAATTAGATTAAATACGTTATACGAATATGTTGACTATTTTGTTATAGTAGAATCAAATGTAACGCACTCTGGTGAACAAAAACCATTTTATTTTGAAGAAAACAAAGAAAGATTTTCAAAATTTTTAAACAAAATAATCTCATACAAAGTTTACGATACACCAACCGATTTTGTTAATTTAAAAATTAATGAAGATAATACATTGATGTTAATTAATGGTTTCATTGAAAAACAAACCAATAGATTTAACAGAGCAACACAACCAGATTACGGTAGAGATTTCTTTCAAAAAGAATGTGTTAGAAGACCATTGGTGAATTGTTCTGACGAAGATATTATAATCATATCCGACGCTGATGAAATTCCAAACCCTGAAACGTTAAAAAACCTTAAAAATTTAGATTTAGAAAACACAATATATTCTTTAAATCAAACAACTTATTACTATTATTTAAATTTATTAAAACAAAGAGACTGGTACGGTTCTAGAATTTCGTTATATAAAAACATTAAAAACTTATCCTTTAATGAAGTCAGAGGTGATGAATCATTATCGAAAAAAATTGATAATGGTGGGTGGCATTTTAGTTTTCAAGGTGGTAAAGAAATGGTAAAAACAAAAATACAGTCTTATTCAGCTAGAGATTTAGCTAGCAACCATGTATTAAACCAATTAGGTAATAACATTGACAATAATATTGACCCATTTTTTAGGGGTACTTTAACTCCTGTTAAAATAGATGACACATACCCAAATTATCTGTTAAATAATTTGGATAAATTTAAACATATGATAAAATAGTTATGACAAAAAAATTAAAAATATTTTCATTCCCAGATAAAAACCCTGAATACTTACAATTACAAATTGATTCGTATAAAAAATATATGGATGATGGGAACACTGAATTTATCGTGATAAACACATCAAACTCAAACGTTGAAACGATTAAAACAATATGTGAAACTAACGGGGTGCAGCACATACTGTACACTGGTAACAGAAATGTACCTTTCTCCAGATATTATGTAGAACAATTAAACTGGTTTAGAGATGAATTTCAATCTAAATCTAACGATTATTTCATGTTAATCCATTCTGATATGTTTTTCATAAACTATGTGGATTATAAAAAAATGTTAACAAACAAAAAACTATATTTTACCCCTCAATATAGAGACACCCCAATACACAAAATAAAAGATGGTAATTTTAATTATTACTATATGTGGGACGGTGTTTTACTATACGATAATGAGTTTTTAAACAATAAAAATTTAACCAATTATTTTAATTGGGATTATATTGTTGGTATTAGTGATGTTGGTGGGCAAACATACAAACTTCTAGAAAATATTGAAAAAACAGACTATGGTTTTATTGAAATGTGGAATTATTACCACTGCAATAATAATAAACTTGAATTTGTTTTAAACGGTAATATAAACTATTCTTTTGATGTTAATGATAAAAAAATTATGGAAACAATACAAATGGGTAATAGGTCGTTTCCATATGAAAATGAAAATTTAGATTACAACAACCATTTAGTTAGTAAAATTGTTAAATTGAAAGAAAAATTTGTGGACCCATACAATTTTGAAAACCCGACGCATATTGACATCATTCAATTTTTAGATGAACCAATTGAAAATTCACCTATATTACATTTTAAATCTGGCAGTGGTTACCAAGGTTTTTACAACGAGTCCTATAGCATGCTAAAATTAGAGCAGATTAAAAAAATAATTTTTAGAGATGAAATATGATTTTTTAATTGTAGGTAGTGGTTTGTTTGGTTCTGTATTTGCTCATGAGGCTACTAAAGCTGGTAAAAAATGTTTAATAATAGAAAAAAGAAATCACATAGGTGGTAACTGTTATACTGAAAAGATAGATAACATAAACATACATAAGTATGGGCCGCATATTTTTCACACAAATGATAAAAAAATATGGGACTGGATTCAACAGTTTGGTGAGTTTAACCAATATAAACATTCACCAAAAGTTAATTATAAAGGTGAAATATATTCTTTCCCTATTAATCTATTAACGTTAAATAAACTATGGGGTGTTACAACACCAGAAGAAGCGATAGAAAAATTAGAAGAAGTTAAAATAAAATGCGACAACCCAAGAAATTTAGAAGACTGGATATTGTCACAAGTCGGTAATGATATATATGAAACGTTTATTAAGGGATATACTAAAAAACAATGGAACAAAGACCCTAAAGAGTTACCTAGTAGTATAATTAAAAGGTTGCCAATAAGAACAAATTATAATGACAATTACTTTTTCGACAAATATCAAGGCATACCAATAGATGGTTATACTAATTTATTCAAAAATATGTTAAAAGGTATTGATATATTGGAAAATATTGATTATTTTAGTGAAAAGGATAAATGGGATTCTATGGCCAATAAAATTGTTTTTACGGGTAAAATAGATGAATTTTTTGATTATAAATTTGGGGAGTTAGAATATAGGTCATTAACATTTGTTGAAGAAAGACTCGAAACAGAGGATTATCAAGGTTGTTCAATTGTCAATTACACAGATTTAGAAACCCCTCAAACTAGGATAACAGAACATAAACATTTTGATGATGCGAAATCCGATTTTACGTGGATAACCAAAGAATACCCTAAAAATTATCAAAATGGTGATACACCGTATTACCCTATAAACGATGATAAAAATAACGAATTATACAGAAAATATAAAGAACTTGCAGATTCAACACCAAATGTTATTTTTGGCGGTAGATTGTCTGAATACAAATATTACGATATGCATCAGATAATAGCTTCTGCTTTAACAAAAGTAAAAAAACACATATAATGAAAAAAATAATTGTAACCCCCGCTGGTAGAAAAAGATATTTAGAGATTCTACTTAAAAACTTAAATAAATGTCGAGATGAATTCGATGAATGGATTATTTGGGTTAACACTGATAATAAAGAAGATATTGATTATATTGAAGAATTACCTAAATTATATGATTATATAAATTTACAATACTCTGAAATTCCAGTAGACCCAAACGGTAGTCACACCGCTACTATTTGTAAATTTTTCAAAAAATGTATAGATGAAGATTCAGTTTACCTACGTTTAGATGACGACGTTGTGTTTATAGAAAAAGATTCTATAAAAAAATTATTTGATTTTAGGATTGAAAATGAACAATATTTTTTGGTTTTTGGGAATATTTTAAATAATGCGTTGATAACAAATCTATATCAACAGAGAAATATATTGACAAATTTACCGCCAGTAACTTATAATTGTGAAGATGAAAATGGTTGGAGAAGCGGCAACTTTGCTATCGATTTGCATAATATATTTTTAAACAAAGCTTCTGAGAATAAAGCACAAGATTTTTTCATGGATAACTGGGAATTATCAAATTTTGAAAGATGTTCGATTAACGCTATTTCATGGTTAGGGAAAACTTTTAAAACATTTAACGGTGAAGTAGGTGATGCTGAAGAAATCTGGTTATCAAGTGATAAACCTAAAGAATTAAACATGCCAAACATAATATTTGGTGAGTCTTTATTTAGCCATTACGCGTTTTCACCTCAAAGACCAATATTACAAAAAACTAACATATTAGAAAGATATTTAAAACTATAATTATGACCAGAACAGAAATAATAAACGGATTAATTAAAAAAAATAACTACACATCTTATTTAGAAATTGGTGTTAACACGCCAGCACAACCTGGATATAATTGGGTTGGGGTTGATGTACCCGTTAAACATGGTGTTGACCCTAATGTAGATACAACATACAAAATGACCTCAGATGAATTTTTTGATAATCATATTTCCCAAAAATATGATATCGTATTTGTAGATGGGTTACATTTACGGGAACAAGTATATCGAGACATAGTTAATTCTATCAATAACTTGAATGAAAATGGTGTTATTGTTGTCCATGATTGCAACCCAGTTACTGAAATAACTCAAAGAAGAGAGCGCGCGAGTGATGCATGGCATGGTGATGTGTGGAAAGCTATTGTACAATTAAGAATGGAAAACCCAGAATTGGAAATATTTACCGTAAACACTGATGAAGGTTGTGGTATTATTAAAAAGGGTTCTCAAGAATTATTAAAAATTAATGATGGTGAAAATTGTTATGATTATAGTTTTTTAGAAAAAAATAGAGAAAAGGCGATAAATTTAATTTCAATAGAAGCGTTTAAAGAAAAATATTTATAATGAAAAATAAAATAGCTTTAATATTGGGTGCCAATGGACAAGACGCTTCTTATCTTGCTGAATTATTGATAGAAAAGGGGTATGTGGTACATGGTACTATTAGAAGAAATTCAGTACCAGAATCTCAAACTACTAGAATACAGCCTTTAAGAGACTCAAACCAAATAACATTACATTATATGGATTTAACAGACCCAATAAGTGTTGAGTCTATTATAAATGAATTAAAACCAGATGAAATTTATCATTTGGCGGCGCAAAGTCATGTCCAAATTAGTTTTGAATTACCAAAGTATACGCTAGATGTTAATTCTGGTGGAACCTTAGCTGTTTTAGAAGCTGTAAGAAAATTTTCACCTAATTCTAAAGTATATCACGCTGCAACTTCTGAGATGTTCGGAAACCAATCAGACCAAGATTATTTCCAAAGAGAAACCACTAAAATGATTCCAGTATCACCATACGGTTGTAGTAAACTTTACGCTCACAGTCTTTGCCATAACTATAGAAACTCTTACAATATTTTTATAAGTTCTGGTATCTTATTTAACCACGAGAGCCCTAGAAGAGGGATAAATTTTGTGACTAACAAAGTAGTACTTGAAGCGGTAAAGATTAAACTAGGGCTCTCTAATGAGCTTGTGCTGGGTAATCTAGATGCTATGAGAGATTGGGGTCACGCTAAGGACTATGTTGAAGGTATGTGGTTAATGTTACAACAAGAAAAACCAGATGATTATGTATTAGCGACTGGTATGTCAAATAAAGTTAAAGATTTAGTTGACTATGTTTTTAATAAATTAGAATTAGATTCTGAAAAATATGTTAAATCAGATAAAAAATTTGAAAGAGCTGAAGAATTACATTATCTAAGAGGTGACGCAACTAAAGCTAAAACTAAATTGGGTTGGCAACCTAAATATACTTTCGAAAGTATGTTAGATGAAATGATAGAATATTGGTTAAATAAATTAAGTTAATTATGGGTAGATTGTTAGTAACAGGTTCCAACGGATTAGTTGGTTCACAATTCAAAGGAGATTTAATTGCGATTACATCTAAAGTTTGTGACCTTAGAGATAAAAAACAGACTGAAGACGTTTTTAATTTTTACACTAATATAGAAACACAAAAAGATTTTGCTGTTGATAAAATTATTCATTGTGCGGCTAAAGTTGGGGGTGTTGGTGGTAACATGAAATACAAAGGTGATTTTTTTTACGATAACATCATGATTAACACCAATGTTATTGAAGCAGCTAGAAAATATGGTGTTAAAAAGTTGGTAGCTTTTTTATCGACATGTGTGTTTCCTAACGATATTGAATATCCATTAACAGAATCTAAAATTCATTTAGGACCACCACACAATTCAAATGATGCGTATGCTTATTCTAAAAGAATGTCAGAAGTTCAAATAAGAGCTTATAGAGAACAATATGGTTTAAATTATACTTCGGTAATACCAACAAATATTTATGGTCCTAATGACAATTTTGACATTGAAAACGGACATGTTATACCTTCTTTGATTCACAAATGTTATTTGGCTAGAGAAAACGGTACCGATTTAAAAATTTGGGGTTCTGGTCAACCACTTAGAGAGTTTATATATTCTAAAGATGTCGCTGAATTAACTTTATGGGTTTTAGAAAATTATAACGAATCAGAACCAATCATTTTATCAACTTCAGAAGAAATTTCAATAAAAGATGTTGTTGGTGTTATCGTAGAAGCTATGAACTTTAAAGGTAATGTAATTTTTGATAAAACAAAACCAGATGGTCAATTTAGAAAACCTAGTGATAACTCAAAGTTAATGAGTTATTTACCAGATTTTAAATTTACACCTTTTGATGTTGGTATAAAAGAAACTGTAGAATGGTTTGAGAAAAACTATCCCAATATAAAACAATAAGATATTTATTAATAAAAAACGTATGCCTAGAAAAGTTACAACAACTCCAAAAAGTGGTACTACAAAAACCACTAGAGCAAAAAAATCAGTTTCACCAAAAGAACCAACTATTAATCTTAAACAAGATTTATTATCTCAAATAAAAGTTGATTTAAAACACAAAAACGAAACACAAAAGAAGTTAACTCAATCAATCAAAAATGGTGATGTAACGGTATGTATAGGACCAGCTGGTACTGGTAAAACACTTCTTAGCGTGGCTGAAGCGTTATTGTTACTTAAAACAAATCCTGACAAATATCATGATATAAAATTAGTCAAATCAATTGTCCAATTGAAAGACGAAGATTTAGGTACGTTGCCAGGTGATGAGCGTGATAAATTAAAATTTATCATGATGTCATTTTTTGACGCGTTCTACAAATTGATTGGTGAAGAGTTGACAAATAAAATGTTAGATGCTGGTTATATTAAAATGGAAGTTTTTGGTTCTTTGAGAGGTAGGTCATTAGCCAACACCATTCTATTATTTGATGAATTTCAAAACGTAAACGATGGTAATGCTAAAACTTTCCTTACTCGTTTTTCTGAAGACACTAGAATAGTTTTATTAGGTGATACTAATCAAATAGACCTTAAAAAGAAAGAAGATAGTTCTTTAAGTGAACTAATTAAAATGATTAAAGATTTACCAGAAGAAGGTGTTTCAATAGTAGAATTTGTTGAAGATGAAATTGTTAGACACAGACTTACAAAGTATTTCGTAAGACTTTTTGAACATCCTAACTATAAAAAGAAACAACATTTTGTACCTGAACTTGATAAGGTAATAAAAACACAACCTAGTGTTATTAATGAGGGTGGCTCGCCGTTTATTAGAAAAATTATTAATTTTTTTAAATAAAGAGTTATTTTTACTTTACTTATAGGTATTTAGCCAGTAAATTTCGTTTATGAAAATAGCTATTAGCATAAATGAGGTTTTACGAGATTATATTGGCCAATTCATTTATACTTATGAAAAATACATTGTACCAGAATTAGAAAAAGAAGGTAAAAAATATTCAGAAGTAGAAATTGAAGATGTAACCAGTTTTAATTTATTAGACCATTTTGAGTTTGGTGACATCAACAGACTCAATACGTTTCTTTATAAAGAAGCACCTCTAGAAATTTTTGGTCACGCTGATTTGATGTCAGATGGGTTGATGATTCACTTTAATCGTTTTTTATCAGACATAAAAGATGATGAAGAACATGAAATTGAATTAGTAAGTCGAGAAGTCGATAAAAGCATCCCATCAACCTTTTTCTTTTTATCTAAAACAGCATGTTTAATTGATAAAATTAGATTTGTTAAGGACAATGAAGATGAATGGGGTGACGCCGATGTTTTAATCACATCAAACCCAATTTCGCTTTCAAAAAAACCTAACAGTAAAATATCTGTTAAAATTAATTCATCGTATAATCATGATGTAAAAGGTGATTATGAACTAAATTCAATCTTAGAATTTATTAACGATGAAGATTTAAGAAATAAAATTTTAAACACAAAAATCACTACTTATGAAGAACTATGATAACCTGCTAGATTTTGGTGGTTCGGTATATTACTTTGACGTGGACAAGTTCACAGAAATTATTAAAATAGACCACCCAAACGGTAACTTCATTACCGAATCGGTAACCAAAGAAATTAAAGATGAAAAAGGTAAAACAATTACATCTGAAGTTGTAACAACAAAAAAAGAAAGAGAGATGTACATTCAACAAACAATGTATGAACTACTAAGAGAAATGATTGATATCGTTTTAAATGAAACAGATGAAATGGATGAAGAATTAGGTTCTGAAAGAGCCTTAGATAAAATGAGTATTTCATATAAAATAGCTTTTAACACACTAATACACTACGAAATACTAGTAGAGGTACAATAATAATTAACAATAAAAAAAAATGGAAGAAAATAAAAACCAAATTGAAAACCAAATTTCTCAATTAAAAGAAATTATCGGTAATTTAGAAAATAAAAATTTTAAAATGTATTTTTTCACGTTGGATACCAAAGGTAACCCAACAGCAGGTATTGCTAACATTTACGAGCACGTAAAAATTCTTAACGAATTAGGTTACAACGCAAGTATCTTACACGAAAAAAACGATTATAAACTTAGAGGCGACGAAAACGGGCAAGGTGTTGCAGATTGGTTAGGCGAAGAATACGCACAATTACCACACGCATCTATTGAAGGTCAAGAATTGATGATTACACCTTCAGATTTTATTATAATCCCAGAAATCTTCGCGAACATCATGGACCAAGTAAAAAGCTTCCCATGTAAAAAAATTGTACTATCACAAAGTTATGATTATTTATTAGAACTTTTACCTATTGGTAAAAAATGGGATTTTGATTTTGGATTTAATGATGTTATTACAACTTCAAAAAAACAAGCAGATTATATCAAATCTCTTTTCCCTTCAATTATGACACACGTTGTTCCAGTGTCAATTCCTGAATATTTTAAACCTTCAGATAAACCTAAAACACCAGTTGTTGCTTTGTTAACTAGAAATGCTGGTGATGCAACAAAATTAGCTAAAGCGTTTTATTTACAATTCCCTATTTACAAATGGGTGACTTTTAAAGAATTAAGAGGTTTTTCTAGAGAAAAATTCGCTAGAGAATTAGAAAAATGTTGTTTAGCTGTTTGGATTGATGACCAAGCTGGGTTTGGTACCTTCCCTTTAGAAGCTATTGAATGTAACACACCAGTAATTGGAAAAATACCTAATATGGTTCCAGAGTGGTTAGAAAGTGTAGATGAAAACGGTGATGTTTCAGTAAAAAATAATGGTGTTTGGACTAACACAACTTTAAACATACCTGAATTAATTGCAACTTACTTAAAAATATGGTTAGAAGACGCGGTGCCAAGTGATTTATTAGAAGGTATGGCTGAATCTAAAGGTCTTTATACTTTAGAAAACCAAAAACAAGCAATTACTGATGTATATGGAGCTATTTTTGAAAATAGAACTTCAGAATTAAAAATAACTTTAGAGAGATTTGAAGACGCTCTAAAAGAAACTACAAACGCTTAATAAAAATGGAAAATAAAAAAACAGATATCTCGGTAATTTTACCAATTCACGAATTAGACGACGTGACTAAAAATTCATTATCTAACGCAATTAAAAGTGTTGAACTACAAATTGTTAGACCTGATGAACTTATCATCGTTACACCTAAAGGTGGCGATGTTTCAAAATATGTTAAAAATTTAGATTTTGGTGAAATTAAAGACATTGTAACTATTGTCGAAAATGACGGTGAAACAGATTTTTGTTCACAAATTAACTTTGGTGTAGCTGCTGCTAAATCAGAATGGGTTTCTATCTTAGAATATGATGATGAATACGCTAAGATTTGGTTTAAAAACGCTGTTGAATACAGAGAAGCTCACCCTAATGTAGATTTATTCTTACCAATCGTTATCGATGTAGATTCTGAAGGTCGTTTTATTGGTTTTACAAACGAAGCTGTTTGGGCTAATAGTTTTTCAGATGAATTAGGTGTTTTAGATAACAACGCTTTGTTAGCTTATCAAAACTTTAACATTGATGGAATGGTGGTTAGAAAATCAACCTATGAAGATATGGGTAAACTTAAACCTAGTATCAAATTAACGTTTATTTATGAATTCTTGTTAAGATTAACATTTAAAGATGTTAGAATCATGACAGTACCAAAATTTGGGTATAAACACGTAAATCAAAGACCAAAATCTTTATTTTCTAGTTACAAAGAAACTATGAACCCAGCCGAAGCAAAATGGTGGCTACAAACAGCTAAAAAAGAATATTATTTTGCTAATGATAGAAAAATAACGTATGAAGTATAAGAATGATAAATGGCTACTAAACGAGGACGCAAAAGAACAAATGAAATGTATTTTGGTCCCGAAGAAGAAGAAGCAGTTATCAGATTTTTAGAATCAGAAGATTCCAACGAAAGAAATTTAATATTCAATGAATGGTTAAAAGCCCCTTTGGATAAAATGATAGAAGCAATCATCAGGAGATATAAATTATATAGAAAGGGTGAAACTTATGAAGAACTTCATAGTGACACCGTTTCTTTCTTGATGACGAAAGTACATAAATTTGAAGCTGGACGAGGTAAAAAAGCTTATTCATACTTCGGGACCATTAGTAAAAATTATATATTAGGTTTATTAATCAAAGACGAAAAACACTTAAGACAAACATCATCTTACGAAGATATGATGACTGATTTTGAGGAACGCCAAGATTTAACTTATGTAATTGATAATGATAGTTTTGTTATGGATGATTTCATCTTAAACCTTATTGAAGGTATCAAAGAAGAAATGAACGACGAAAAACTACCACCAAAAAAGAAACTAAACGAAAACGAAAAGAAAGTAGGTTTAGCCTTAATTTACATATTGGAAAATTGGGAATCTGCTTTTGAAGGTTTTGACGGTGGTTCAAAATATAATAAAAACTCTGTTTTAGAAACTATGAGAAATTACACAAATCTTTCAACCAAAGACATACGTATTGCGATGAAAAGATTTAAAGATTTGTATGAAATCTTAACAAAACGAGGCTTGTAGATATTTATAATAAAAACTAATAACAATGCCTAGAAAAAGAAAACATGATGTTAAAGTAAACAATAACGAATCATTAGAAGGTCTTATGCAAGAAACTTATAATGACGCGTGTTTACAAATCAACGACGTTCAAAGAACAATCAACGAATTAACAACTGGTGTAAACCCAGATGGGGTTGATGATTTGACTAAAATAGCAAAAGAAAAAGGTAACTTACTTAAAGTTAAAGATTCTGCAATAAGAGTAAAATTAGAAATTGCTAAATTACAAAGTGATATTATTAAGAATAGAGGGGATGCTAATGCCGCTATCGCTGAAAGAAGTGATGGAAAAGTATCTTTAGATGATTTCAAATCAATTAGAGAAATGTTTAAGAATAAACACGACAACACAGAAACAGACGAATAACCACGATGAGTATCAAAGATAAAAAACAAAAAGTTTTTGGTGAAATTGCCGCTGCAAAAACAATGGTTTCTGGGTTACCAAAACTAAAAACAACTAATTCGTTCCCATCGGTAAACAATGGGAACGATATTATTTTGTTTTTAAGCGATTTGGTTAAATCTTTGGTGGGTCAAAAAGAATTTGTTAAGGTGATTGTTGAAACTTTAACAAAATATTTAGATAGAATTGAAAAAGATTTAAAACAAACAATAAAAACAGTTTTAAAAAGTATGGTTTCTTGTGGTCTAAACCCAAGTATCCCTAGTTTTTTAAAACCACCATCTGGTAACGGAGTGGTGATTAGTGTTGATAAAATAGATTTTTTTGACCAATTAAAAATAGACCCTAACACACCTGTCGGTGGTTTATTATATAATGATATAACATCACCATTAACTGATAGTAGTGATTTTAACACTTTTTTATATGGTGTTATCCAAGACCCTGATGTAACACATACATGGCAAAATATTTTAGATGTTAAATTTGAACAAAACGGTACAGGAAATAACCCAAACAATTCATTAATCATAAAAGTTAATCCAAGTTATAATAATAAATCAATTAATCAATTAAACGATAATTATGTTGATTCATTAAATATAATTGGCGCGCAAAATATCATAAACAAAATTATCGATATATTATTTGGTTCTATTACGGTTCAAACTCCTAAAACAAGAAAGCAATTAGAAAAAGAAACCGAGATAAATGATATTATAGATAGGTTAGCAAATGCTGATGTTAATAGTGAAATAAATGATGATTATTTTACATTTACAAATTCAGAAATTGCTAGACAACAAGAAATTGCTAACAATAGAAAAAATGGTATAATAAAATTAAAAACTAGCGTTTCGTTTAATGGGTCGATGCCAATTGAACAATTAACTAGTTTTACTGATGAATACAATCAAACATCAAGTTTAGTTGAAAAAAGAACAGTTATCACAAATTCTATAAACAACATGGCTGAAGACTTAGCGTCTCAAACACCAGACAATCAAGACAAACAAACTATCAAAATAAGTTTTGTTGGTGATATGATAAAAAGTTTAATCAAATCAATCGCTAATGTTGTTATTTCACCAAAAATTATTATAATATTTTTAATTAATTTTAAAATATTATATGGTGAAAACGCTGAATACACTGACGCTAAAGATTTTATAAAAAAGAACAGAAGTTTGTTCACAGCAATATTTAAAGAAGTTACTCAAATTATTGTTAAAGAATTAATGGCGTATGCTATGAAAGAAGTGACTAGGTTAGCAGGTGAAGCAGCGTTAATTAAATTAATTGAAAAAACCCAAAATAGAAAACAACAATTATTAAGCCTAGTAGGTGTTTCACAAGAGGCTTTAAGAACAATAAAAGGTTTAATATAATGAGTGACTTAGGTAAAAATGTAAAAGAAAAATTTTCAGAAACTGGAATAAACAAAGAAAGTAATTTTAATTTAACATCAATATACGGTGTTTTAAATATGATTTTATCAGCATTTAAATTACCAGAAACACCAGTGGAACCATTACCACCACCATTGATTATGGTTGGTAGTAATTTAAGAACAGGGCTTTCAAGTAAACAAATTGCTTCTAGAATTATCTCTAGACAATCAGAAGCTGGTTTAGTTGTTGGTGATGTTTTTGCTGACGGTCCAAACACTTCTGAAGCTATGTTAGCGATTCAATGTGAGGAAATAATAAATGCCATATTAACCGAAAGTGTTGTCAATGTTGTCATCCCACCTGGAGTTGGTATAATGGGTGTGGGTATTGGAAACTTAGGTGCACCAGTATTAATACAAGGTGTTACAACAACTATGGGTATTGGTAATGGAATAATTAGATAATATTATGAATGAAGATTTAGAAGAAAAATCAAACAATGAAATCTTGTTTGAAATAAAACAAATGGAAGCTGATTATGAAGCTTTAAAATTAAAAATGGTTCAAGATTACGATAAATTAATCGAAATTGAAAAACGATTTGAAAGTGCTAATAAAATTATTTTAAAAAGACTTAAAAACGAAGCTTAATGTTAGAAGGTAGTAATAGATTAACTAGAGGTGTAAAAAACAACGACAACGACCCATTAAATTTTCAATATTTAAAATTTGGTGAGGTTATGGCTGTTGATGACCCTTTGGGTTTAGATAGGGTTAAGGTTTGGATAAAAGGTTCAGTCACAACTGGTGGTGATGACGAGTTATTAGGTGAAGGTGTTAGTGGATATGACGCTTTACCATGGTGTTTACCTTTATTACCAAAACACTTATCAATAAAACCTAAAGTGGGTGAAATGGTATTAATCTTTTTACTAAACAAACAAAAAGAAAGCGCTGACCGTTTATATATCGGTCCAATTATTTCTCAGTTAAATAAACTTAGTTTTGATTCTGCCAGAACAACTGCGTTGGCTGGGTTTACCTTTGGTCCAGTGGCACCAAACGTTACACCAGCTAATATTCCTGAATTAAAAGGTGTTTTCCCGAACCCAAACGATATTTCAATTCAAGGTAGATACAATACAGACATCACACAAAAAGATAATGAAATAGTTATTAGAGCTGGTAAATTTGTGGAGTCTCAAATCACACAAACAAACCCTTACCCTATTAAATTTAATACGGAAACTCAAGCTTATATTCAAATCAAAAACAAAGTTAATTTACCAAAATTAACTGAAACTGAAGTTTCTGATAGAGTAGGTAGCGTAACCAATATCGTATCAAATAAAATAAATTTTATAACTCATGGTGGTTCACCTAATTTTAACACTACAAATAACGTTGATTTAATATCAACAGATGAATTGGAAAAAATATTAACCACCGCTCATCAATTACCATTTGGCGACGTGTTATTACAATACCTTATTTTACTTAAAGAAGCTTTCTTATCACACGTACATAACGGTAACGGTAAACCACCAACTGATTTAACAATAGATGGTAATAAACAAGCTGTTTTTGAATTTCAAAAGAACGCTGCCAAACTTGAAGAAACTATGTTATCTAAAAACATTAGAATCAATTAATTTTATTAAGTTTTGTGATATTTATAATAAAAACAAAACATGGTAATACGTACATATTTCGACAAAAATAATACTATAATCAGTAATACAATAGCAAACACAGGTTTAAATCCTGTTACTGAATTGTTTTATGGTGGTTATGATGGTATTGAAAAATATAGCAGATTTTTATTTCATTTTGATGAAACTAATTTAAAACAGTTGTACACTGGTGGTACTTATACTGATTTATCGAAATTAAAACATACGCTTAGACTTACAAACACTGCATCTTTTGATACTGGGTTATTAAACGGTACTATGGCTGCCAAAGATAGAGCTACTTCGTTTGACTTAATACTCTTTAAAATAAACCAAGATTGGGATAACGGTGTTGGTTATGATTACGAAGTTCCAATATTAACTAGTGGTGATTACCTGTACTCAACAGGACCATCAAACTGGGTTAACCCAAAAACAGGTTTTAATTGGAGTGGTGGTACTGGTGTTTATTCTGGTTCACCTTCTAGTATCACAGTAACAACACAACATTTTGACAAGGGTAATGAAAATATTGAAATGGACATTACTGATTATGTTAATGGTGTGTTAACTGGTAATACGAACTATGGTTTAGGGATTGCGTTTGCTAGAGGTTACGAACTTTTAAACACAACGGCACTTCAATATGTTGGTTTCTTTACTAACAACACGCAAACATTCTACGAACCATATATTGAAACAACTTATGAGAACCACATTAAAGACGATAGAAACAACTTTTTCTTAGATAAGAATAACAAACTATATCTTTACGTAAATATTGGTGGAAATCCAACAAATTTAGACCAAATACCTAATGTAGATGTATACGATAGTAATGGTAATTTATTTAGCGCTTATACTTCTTCAGATGTTAACCATGTTACGAAGGGTGTGTATAGTATTGATATAATTGTACCTACTAATAGTGGAAATGTAGAAACCATGTTTAATGATGTTTGGAAAAATGTTGTAATTAACGGAGTTTCTAGACCAGAATTATCATTAGATTTTGTAGTTAAATCCTCTTTTGAATATTATAATATAGGAACCAACGATATGTTACCTAAAAAAGTTGCTGTAAATATAAGCGGTATTAGAAACCAAGAGAACATATTAAGAGGTGACGTTAGAAGGGTTATTGTTTCTGCTAGAATACCATATACAGTAGAACAAACACAATATATCGATAACTTACAATATAGATTATATGTAAAAGAAGGTGGTGCTGAATTAACAGTGATTGATTTTCAACCTGTAGAAATGGCCAATAATTATTATTATTTCTTATTGGACACACCTAGTCTTATCCCTAACACATATTACTTAGATGTATTAGCAACATCAAATTTAGAAGTAACAACACTTAAAAATGTTTGTCAATTTAATATTGTTAATCAAGTAGAATTAAGAAAAGGACAATAATGAAAAAATTTATAAAAAAATTACTAAGAGAGGAACTTATTGATGGTCAAGAAATGAATTCAGCGATGGAATCACTATGTAATAAAATGACTATAGGTTCATACACCGAAGCAATTAGATATGTAAAAGCTGCCACAAAAGATATGGATGAAGCGACAAAGACAAAAGTAATGAAAAGAATTTACGCGCCTTTGAAAAATTTAAAAAACGAACAAATTGAAATTGATGGTGAAATAAAACAATATGGTATGTCTGGCGATTCAATGCCAGATGAAGCTGACACTTATTGGCATCAAATCCAATCAACATTATGTGAAATGGGTTCAGATTTTCAATAAAAGTATTGACAAATAAAAAAAGTTTTACTATATTTATATTATATACGTTAACTCACGTATTGGTTTCGAGTCTTAAAGGCTTTAGAGTTGTCTAGGCAATAAAGAAATTGGTACAATAATAACAAAAATTAAAAGTTAATTAAAAATGAAACAATTAAACTATGTGGCACCAAAAATGCCAACAGCAAACATTGCTGTGAACAAAAGTAGAGTTAAACTCTACAACAAACAAGGCGAAATGCCATCTTATTATTTACAAAAAGGGCAAGAGTTCCAGATTGAACTTTTCAATCCAACTACGGAATCAGTACTTGCTAAAATTACACTTAACGGAAATGTTATCTCACAGGGTGGTCTTGTATTGAGCCCAGGTCAACGTGTATTCTTAGATAGATACTTAGACGTTGCCAAAAAATTCTTATTCGACACATACGAAGTAGCTAACACTCAAGAAGTGAAAGAAGCCATAGTAAACAATGGAGATTTCAAGGTTCAATTCTATAGAGAATCAAAACCTAGACCAAGAAACCCAATATTAAGAATTGGTGGTACTAGAGATATTTGGGGTGGACCAAACTACGACCAAGGTATTATCCGTTACGATAACACTAACACTGGTGGTTACGTTTATGGTTCAACTACACCAATATCTAACACCTTCACAACCACTAACACAATCATTGGGGGTAGTAGTAATTTATCAACTAGCGCGTTTTATAATTCAAGCGTACATGACGGTTCAGCAACGATGGATTGGATGCAAACTGAAAAAAGTGTTGAAACACCTTTAAATCTAACTAAAGGGGCTGCTAAGAAATCTAAATCAATTGAAACTGGTAGAGTTGAAGAAGGTTCTGATTCTGACCAAAAATTCAAAACAGTAAATAAAGATTTTGAATATTTTGCTTTTTATACTGTAGAAGCCAAATTACTTCCAGTATCTCAAAAAGTTAATACAGTTGAAGATATCAATGTAAAAAGATATTGCACAAACTGTGGTGCCAAATTAGGTAAAGGACACAAGTTCTGTGCTAGTTGCGGTACAAAAGCATAATAAATAATTAATCGAGTTAACGTATATATAAAAAGGGCCATATGGCCCTTTTTTATTGTATTAATTTTGATTTTTTAAGCATATTAGGTGCCCATATACAACCAGAAGCTACATCCCACGTATAATACCAAAGCATTTCATGTCTAGCTTCATAAATATATGGTACTATTTCTATACCACCATATTTTTCACTAACTCTTTTCCAATCAACATAATAATTATCAATAACATATTCTTCATTAAATAATTTTAAATCTTCATAAGTATTAATTTTTAATAATCTACTATCATCAATATCCAAAAGAAATGCGTGGTCACGTTCCCATTGTGGCATTTCCATTCTTACCCAATCAATCCATTCAGTACCTATAGAATACCATAATCCAAAAGGTTTAGCCATAGGTTTATCAGGTTGTTGTTCAGGTTTATATATTATCTTATCACCATCAACAGAACCTCTAGCTTCCATCATAATTCTAGCATTAGGGTATTGGGTTCTAATTATTTCATAAATATCATCACTAACCTCGCTTAAAAGATTTTCTCGAAGTAATTGTTTAATCAAATTTTTCATTTATTGTATTGTTAAATTCATTTTGTTCTTTTTGAATAATTCGTTTAAATCCTTTAAAGTAATAGTCACTATCAAACCATTAATATTTGAACCAACCCAACATTGTGTTTTACCGTTCATGAATAAAACCTTAAAAAATGCTGATGGTATAGGAATTCTAGATTTACCCATAAACCTTATGTTGTTTGGGTCGTATATAACACCAGTAATAATAACAACATCTTGTTTGTTATCAGATATTATGCGTTCAACATCTCCTTCCATCTGGGCCCATTTACCTCTGTTAAATCCAGCCAACTGTGGCGCTGCATTGAACAAGCTAAAAGACATATGGTTTAATTCGTTATCATAAGATGTAATGTGCGACGGTGTTAGATGACCAATATCATATCCAGTTTTCAAATATGCGTCTTTATAATATCTACCCTTATACGTATCTTGAAACCAACGATTATCACGCTCTTTATCAAGCTTTAGAAAGCTCGAATACTTTAAAACATGTTTAGATACCAAAGCACATGTATCTTTCGTTAAATACAACGTAATGTCCCCGTGAGGTATTATTAGTTTATTATCTGTTGTAACTGTTTGTGAAAACACGTTCATTGTCATGAACAATATTATTATTAAAAATATTTTTTTCATATTAACCAAATACTACATCACCCATAACACATAATTGTAAAAATATATCAGCATCGTTTGCATCGTATTGCTCATCAAGTATATTTTCCCAAACATCTGGGTAATCTCTTTTTATTATTGTTATTGCTTCTAGAATTGAATCCATATCTACTGTACCCAACAATCCATTATCTGAATGTGTTTCAGTATAATCATCTTCGTCATATTCTTCTTCAGCATCATAAAATTGAACATAACCACCTTTAAGAATATACTCACCAATAAGTTCAGATAACGGCTCACCCATTTCATTGGCTTTATAGCTAACTTCTTTAGGTAAATGACGTATCTCATACCAATAGTTAGAACCTCCTTCTAAAGCGTCTACAAATAGGTTTATAATGTCTTCTTTACCAAAGGTTCTAGACTCTCTAGCTTTAACTATATCATCTTCATATCTTTTCCATGATAAATAATTTCTAGCTATTTCATGATACACAGCTTTTCTATCTCTATTTTTAGCAGCATTAATTGTATTTTGTAATGCACTAATTTGGTCTTTAAAAGCTTTTGGAATCCATTCTTGGTTGGCAAATTTTGGGTCGCTTATTACCTTATTGTAATGGTCAAGTTGTTTTTTAGCTTTAACAGCGCTTTCAGTATCAGATAAAACAAACTCTTTATATCTTCTATCGATTTCTTTGCGTTCCTCTGGTGTTATGTTTGTAAAACCAGCGATGTCTTCTAAACTTTCTCTAATTAACTTTTTTATTAATTTTTTCATACTTATAAATATTTGCAAATTAATAAAAAAATTAGTATCTTTGTAAAAAAAAAATATGGAAAATAAAGAACTTTTAGAAAAAATTATTGAACTGGTTAAATCAACACCAAATGATACATTATTAGGCACTGCTATACGAGCTGAAATTAATAAATTATCATAAAATAAAAAAGGCCACCGTTATGGTAGCCTTTTTTAAGTTTATATAAGATTAGATTATCTTAATTCATTGATGTTGAACGTTTGTACACCGTCAACTCTCAAGTGACCATAGAATCTGTTGTTAACCACTTTTTTAGCGTAACGAGTCATGATACCTTTCACTGGAGCGAAGTTGAATGGATTATACATTGTTGGAGTCAACTGTAATGGCACATACGGAGCGTAGATGTATCCAGTATCCAATAATGATTTACCTTTGTGACCGATGATGATTGAGAATGCTGGTGCATATGGGTCACGATATACTTGATATCTACCACCTAATGAACCGATTCTTTCAATACCCATGTTGTATTGGTCTTGCTCAGGGTTAGCATCTGACACGTGGAAGTATTCTAAGTCGTCGAAGATTGCAGAAATCTCTGAAGATACAACGATGAAGTTAGCACCACCTCTAAGTGTAGATTTATGGATTTGAGCTGAAATTTGGTTTAATTTAGTAATTAAAGTTTGGTTCCACTCTTTTTGAGTATATGGGCTCGCAGCAGAAGAAGCTTTTCTCCATCCATTGTAATCCCAACGTAATTGCCATGCAGCAGCTTTACGTAAATCTCTAAGGATTTCACGGTCAATCTCAGCAGCAACTTGTTCTGATAACATTGCTGTTAATTCAGCTTCAGCATCGATGTTGTGGAATGCACTAACGTCTTGCGCTAACTCTGGAGACCATGTAGCTCTTAATTTTCTTTCTTCTACAGAAACAACAACTTCATCAAGTCTGAATGATACTTCACCCATTTCTGTTTCAAACTCTAAACTAGCGTAAGAAGCATAAGCAGCAGTGAAAGCTGAGAATGATGAGAAAGTTGTAGCAGATGTACCAACATAACCGTCATAAGTAGCAGTACCAGCAGCAGCAGCACCAGTTCCAGCTGTTGTTCCAACTGGGTGTGATAAATCTAAATCTAACCAACAAACACCGTTACCGTCAGTTACTACGTTTGGACCAGTTACGATACCAACACCATATCTTTGAGTTACAAGTCTGAATGGAACATCTTGACCAGCAGTGATAACAGCGTTACCATCACGGTCTAAGAATGTAGCAGGTGCTACAACTTTTAATGAAGCTAAGAAAGATTCAGTATCCATTTGGTTACCATCTGGACCTGTTAATACTTCTCTAGTTGTACTAGGTGAAAATCCAGAAATAGCAACGATTACATTTCTAACAGAACCGTCAGCAGCTGTAGGTAATACAGTACTAGCACCAGTTACAATTGAGAAAGTACCACCAGTAGTTAACGTATAAACTCTTACGTTTGGTGCGGTAATTGTGTTAATAGTAAGTGTACCTTTAGAGTTATCAAATAAACCATCGTTATAGAATAAATCGTATAAGTTTTTACCCATCCATGGTGTTACAGCGCAACCATCAGTTGATTGAACACATGAAGGTAAACCATCGCGACCCATAGAAGTGTGAGCAGAAAAAGTTGGTCCATCTCCGTCATAATAATTACCTGGTTGACCTGAAGCGTTTACACGCTCAGAAGTTAACGGTACGAAGAAGAACAATTTACCAATTGGCATGTTCATAGCTTGTACAGATACAACGTCATTAGCTAATAATTTAGAGAATACTCTACGAACGATTGGGAATACAACAGTTTCGAAAGAACCTGATGATGTAGCGTTAGTAGACTCAGTTAACAAGTTTGAAGCTTGGTTTTCATATAACTGAGCGATATTTTCTTTTACATGGCCTTTAAGTCCGTCTAAGAACCCTAAAGAATCCCATTTTTGTTGTGTTTCCAAACGGATAGCCTTCATGTGGTTTAATCCGATGTTACCAACTTGTCCTGAAGTCAATAAATGTGACATAGTTTTTTAAGTTTTTATTTTGTTTTATTATTATCTTTTTTCAACTCTGCTAATCAAATCCATGATTCTCTTTGTTGAAGGGTCTACATATGCAGTGTTTTCTACAATTTGTTTTGAAACACCACTAGTAGCTTCTTTAATTATTTTATTTTCTAAAGATTCTGAAATTGGTTTTCTATCTTCCAATTCATTCGCAATAGTTCTATAAAGTTTTTTTGATTCTTTAAGGTTAGTTACATCATCAAATCTTTTAAGGATTGAATCTTTTTCACCTTTTGTAGTTGAGTGCTCCATAAACAATTTAGTTACGTAAGTTAAATTGCTGTTGAAAACGACTGTTTCTACTAATTTAGTTCTAAACTCTTTAAGAGCTTTTCTAAATTCAACATTTTCAGCTTTAAGTTTAGTAGCTTCAGTTAATAAGCTATTATATCTTTTAGCAGTTTCAGAAACTAATTTTTTTGCCATAACTGTTTCGTTTACACTTTCAGCTTTTGGTTTTGGTAAATGAGCAGCACCACTTTTTCTAGCACCTTGTCTACCAGCATAACCTCTAGTGTAACCTAAAGATTCTTCCAATTCTTCTTCATCTTCTTCAGATTCTTCTTCTTCAGATTCTTCTTCTTCTTCACCAGCTTCGAATTCGTCAGATTCTTCGTCTTCTTCAGACTCATCTTCGTCACCCATTTCGATTTCATAGTCAAAATCTTCTTCGTCACCTTCTTCATCAGTGTCTTCGATGTTGATATCTAAATCTTCTTCATCATCACCTAACATATCGTCAGCTGGTTCTAATTCTAATTCATCTTCTTCGTCTTCACCACCCATGTTGTCAGCACCGTTAAGTTTAACTACATATTCTCCTGGTTCGCTAATGTTTAAGCGTAATTCATCGCCAACAATTTCGATTTCATCATCACCACTCATTTTTTTGTAAATAGCAATAACTTCATCATCTGATGCTCCAGTCATATCAAGTTCGTCTGATGATTCAATATCATCCATTCCCATTTCGTCTTCAAGACCTTCTTCGTCTTCAAAACCTCCAACTTCAATATCACCTTCTTCTTCGCTTGGCGCACCCATGTCATCCATTGGTCCACCTAAGTCTTCTTCTTCATAAGCCTCTTCTTCTAGAGACTCTTTCACAACACCGTTAATTTCTTCTTTCGCAACAGAACGAAGTATTTCTTTGGTATTGGCATTAAGAGCATTTTTGATATGGTTAATATCTAAAAGTGCTTCTTCAAGTATAGATTTTTTATCTGCCATTTGTTTTTTAATTAAGTTTTTTTTATTAAATTAATAACATGAGTTTGACCCCATTTGTTAATAAATATGCGTGTTTTCAACAAAAATCAATTTTTGATTAAAAAAAATAAATAAATATTTTTATTCTAATAAAAATTTATCTAAGTTATCGTTAAAATTTTCTTTTATAATTGGTTTTTTAACTTCTACGTTTTCAACATAAGGTCTCATTTCTTCAGCACTACGACCAATCCATGCATCTGGTGTTGATGGAGCTGTGACCACATCCCAACAAATTATTTCAAAATCATCTTGCACAATTTGTTCACCGTTTTTACCTTCTTTTAATGAACCTACACCTCTAGAAGAAACACCAATTTTAATTCTGTTTCTTAATAAATTTGCTACTTCATCACCTTTGGTTGATACGATACCGTAGTTTATAAATCCTGGTGTCATTAAGATTTCCATCTTACCCATAAGTGTATGTCCTTCCCACCAAGTTTCAATAATATTGTGTGAAATTCTATCGCCAGCGATAATAGAAGATTCTGGGTGGTCTAATTCACCTACAGCTCTACGCTCTTTTATGGCTTGTTGGTATAATTTGTCTTGTGATTTTAGAATAGCTTCTGGGTATACTCTACCGTTACGGTTTAGGATTCCGTATTTTTGAAGCACTACATAAACAATCAAAGGTTCAACAATGGCTAATTTATTTCCAGTATCTAATTTTTTTATTTCGTTTATGAAAGGTTGGTTTCTAGGTTCATCAGGTGATATATAACCAGCGTCATGCTCTATAAGGCCACCCCAACCAGTTTCACCTCTTTTTAATATCTTAAAATTTTTATAATTTATATCCATAGTTTAAACTCTTATAGATATAAATATGTTAATTAAATAAAAAAACCCAGCAACTGCTGGGTTTAAATTTGATTATTTTTTTTTATGGAATCTAAAGTCCTTATCTTCATTAAATGTTCTATCTATTATTAAAGAAGAAACGTTGTTTAAATTTTGTTTCATTAATTCTGAATTTATGGAAATTTCACCATTTTGAAATAACGTTATTTCACAACTCATAAAACTCCTCTTCCCAAATTTAATACCAGATTCTCTTAAATCTAAATCAACAATAGTCTTATCTTTTAAAAAAATTGTTGATTTATCTGAAGATAAAAAATTATAAAGGTTTTGTCTAATTTTTTTATTAAGATTTTTTATAATCTTATTATAATCTTCTTCGTTTTCTGATAATGGTTCTAACCACGCTGTAATATTTACATATATTGATTTAGGGTTTTTATTATCTACACAACCGTAAGTTATGTTATAATTTTGTTGGTCTTGGACTTTAATTTGTTTACCTGATTTCATATTCGTATTTTAATACAAATATAATGAAACACCTGGTAAAAGTCAATACCACATCTTAATGCCCCATTTTACCCCAAATCGATATTATAATACCAACAATAATTTGAATAAAAGACATAATAGCAATTGCAGCAACCCAACGATTTTTTTGTCTATATAATTCGTCTTTAGCTTCTTTCATTTGAGTTGGAGACCAAATTTCATTAACTTTTTGAATCCAATCGGTGTTTTGGTTAACAGATTTCTCAATACCCTTAACATCGTTTAATTTAAGATTCATCTCGTTTAGTCTACTATCAAAATCAGTACGCATTTTTTCATGGTTCTCATTCAAACGCTCCAATTCTTTCAACACCAATTTACTATAATCAGCCCAAGTATCTTTATTTTCTGCCATTTTATTTTTAATTAATTTTCGCTTATAATTGTTTTAATTTCTGAAAACATTTTTTCGTAATATTTTAATTTTGTTCTTTCCGTTTTTGAAGATAAAATATCCTCAGTACCGTTTTTAATTGCGGTTCTCAATTTTTCAATAACACAGTCCCCAGATGGTTCTATATTACAAATTTCTTCTGTTAATTTTCTTAATTTTAAGATATTCTCACTTGGTGACATTTGAAACTCGCCCATACTTTTTATTTTTAGTTATCGTTATTTAAAGTTAATTTTAAACTAACTAATTTAGATATGTTTTTAGAAAAATCTTCATTTAACTCCACTTTGTCTCTTAATAATTTATCTTTAACACGTAACAATTTGTCTTTTGTTTCTAAATCCGATTCTGTTAATTTATTATCAATTAAATCAATACATTCTCTAGATATTTTTGAATACACTTCTATTTTCTCTTCATCAGTAGATTCAATTAAAACAGTAATAACTTCTTTTTCAGTTTCAGTTATTGATTCACTATATTTCTCATTATATTTTTCAACAAGAATAGAACTTAACATACTATTTGGAACACCATAAGATTCTGTTACCACTTTTTCTTTATTTGCAAGAATGTAATCAACAATATCTGAAATAGCTTCAATTATAGTATCAATATTCTTAGGACTTCTTTCAGTAAAAATTAATTTAGAAATATCCTCATGTAACTTTTCAGTATCATTAGAAACCACAGAATTATCTTCAAATAAAATTGGTTTAGCTAACTTTAAATTAGCTTCTTGTAATTCTTTTTTTGAAAATTGGTTTAATAAAGCTATATTTTCTTTAACAAATTCTGTAGCTTTTTCTCTATTAGATTCAATTTTATTTTCGATATTTTCGTAAACCAAAAATTGTGTTTTTAACGCTTTGTTTTCTCTAAGTGTTTTTATATATTTTTTGAAGAGTATCTTTTTAGATTCATCGTTTGAAACTATCCCTTCTGCAATTATTTCACTAAAAGCGTTTTTTATTTTTCCAAAATTTTGCATAACTAATTTTTTATTAATAAATATGGTAGATTTAAGCAAAAAGCTTATTCATCTAACATTTTATTTATGTCATTTATCATATTATTAACATCTTCGTTAATCTTTACGTTTTTATCGTAAATTTTAACTCTAACATCATGTTCTTTGTCATTTTTTTTAACCGACTCTACCAACACATCAACAAATCTTTTTTGATATTTTTCAGCCCTTACTTTTAATTGATTTTCTAATTTTATTTTTTGTTCACTTAAAAGTTTTTGTGTTTTATTTAATGATTCCGATAAAGCTTCTGGTGTTTCAGGTGTTGTACCAGCATCAGGTGTTGTCTCAGCTCCAGCCGCAGGTTCTTCTGCACCAGCTTCTGCTCCAAAATCTAAATCACCACCAGCTTCTGCGTCTTCACCACCAGCTTCTGCTCCAAAGTCTAAATCTTCACCACCTAGACCACCACCTCCGAAGCCGCCTCCACCGCCGCCTCCAAAGCTACCACCTCCACCGCCGCCTTCAGCGCCAGCTTCATCACCACCTTGAGCACCTTTAAGAGCTGCTTGGTAATCACCATATATTTTATCAACAGCGTCAAACATACCAGTATGTTTAATAACAGCTGATGTATTTTGTAATTCAGCGGATGCTGCTTTTTCCATTCGTTGTTCTAGTAAATCTTGTTTAATTTCATCGTCAGACCAACCCAATATATCTCTATGAGCTCTAGTCCATGACATAACACCAAATCCGTTACCAATATCAGATACAGAATCTTTAACTAGTGAAACTTTTACCTGCATATGTTCAACCTTAAGCATTTCAGCTTGTGTGGATGGGTTATTTAACGTAAGTGTAAAGTTATCTAAATCATCTTCAAAACCTAATAAGAATAAATGAATAATTGCTAATTTATTTAGTTCTTGTAACATAGATTGTTGAATACGGTTAATTGTTCTCGAAAAACGAATATCTTGTAAAGCAAGATTTTTACCCTCTCCAGTTGCTTCTTCGAAACCTAAAAATGGTTTCGGTACTCGCAACGCTGTAAATAAATTTCTCTGTAAGTATTCAATATCTGCAATTTGGTCTAAGTTTGAAGCTCCAGGCAACGTATCAATTGGGTTAGGTGCGCTTTCATCCCTAACTGGGATAAAGAAATCTTGGTCATTAGAAAGCTGATTATATCTTAAATCAATTTGACCAGTTTGAGGGTCAACAATTGGCATACGCTTAAATCTATCAGCAATAGCGTTTACATATTGTTCAACATCAGCGTCATCAATGTTACCTACATATATTTTATAAACACGTCTTTCTGGTGCTCTAGTAACACGATATACAAGCATTGAATCTTCAGATAAGATAAGTTGTTTCCAAATACGTCTAGCTTTCTCTAAAACACTGGTACCGTATGGTAAACGTCTGTCATCACCTAACAAACGAAAATGTGCAATTTGCCATGAATTAAATTCAACGTCTCGCCCTCTCCAGTAAAATTTAACTCTATCTCTATTTTCAGATTGGTCGTCAGAATATTCTCTACCGCTAACTAAATCATATAAACCAGCTTCTCTACGTTCTATCTCGTAGTTAGGCATTTGTTTTGCGGAAATAATACCTTGTCTATCGTTGATATTCAAATAAACAAAATTATCACCGTATTTACAAGTATTTCTTGTCCACATAGGTAATGTAGTATGTAAATCCAAACGGTTAAAGAATAAATCTTCAAGGATACCCTTAACACGCTTACTATCAGAATAAATGTTAAGAACTCTACCTCTGTCATTAACAGTAGTTGATTCTTCCATCATTACGTCTAAAGCGGCTGCGATTGTTGGGTAAAATTCCATGGCTTCAAAATCAGCGTAAGAACCAACACGTGTAGTTTCGTAATTTATAGATTGTTGAAACAACCCATTTTCAACACGTTTCCAAGTACTTTGTAAATACTTGTTTTGTTGAGCTTGTAATTTTGCTGTTTCATATTCTTGTTTGCTAGTAGTTTTAAGCAATTCATTACCACCCAAATTAAATCTTTGTGTTGTTTGTTTTTGTGGTGGATTATAATCAGGGTTAACAACTCTGTTTAATTTTTGAAATATTGTTAAATTATCTTTTGCCATAGTATTTTTTATTTTAATATATTAAATTTATTGTAAAATTAAATAGTTATTACCTCATATTTGCTGGTTTAGAAAATAACCACGAATATTGACCTCTAGGGTCTTGAACGTTTTTATAAGCTGGGTGGTTAGTGTTAACTACTTTTGTCACAACACCAGTATTTTGGTCTCTTTCTGTTACGGTAGGTGAACTACTTGAAGTAGCTCCATTCAACCAACTATTTAAAATTGCTTTATTTTGTTTTTCTAGTCTTTCTAATTTTTTAAACGAATGTTCCATAACCCATAAACACATCGCTAACGACATAAGTAAATCATCATGATAACCTTCCATGTGGTCTGGTCTACCATTTTTATAAATAAACGTTTTCATTTCAGAAACAAGTCTACTAGAACGAATTTTAACAGCGTTGGTTCTAATTTTATATTCTAAATTTGAAATCATAGGTAAACGAACATTTGTGGCATGGAACCCTGGTATTTTATCCTTTTGATTATAACTAGTTAACTCTCTTTGTCTAGCTGATAATATTTTACCACTAGCATCATCATAATGCAAACGCTTATAATTAAATTCCAACAATTTAAGAACAGTTGAAACACCCATACCTCCAGTTACATCGACAACAGTATATGCTTCATATAACTCACCGTATTCTTCTGCTATTTGAGCTAATAAATCTGGTTGTATTTTACCTTGATATTCCATGACTTGTTCCATAGTAGTGAAATCAATTATAACTATCGTAGAACTATCTTCACCATCACCTCTAGATACATCGACACCCATTATATATTGATGACCAGCTTGTGGTTCTTCCCAAATCCATATTTCATTTTCAAGACCCATAGTAATCTTAGGTTCAATCACATTGTTTTTTTCATGAAAACCTATATATTCTTCACTAATTACATTACCCCCAGAACCTATAAATGAAACATCAAGCTCTTGAGCAATCATACGCGCATCATTGTTCATACCCATACACATTTGCTCGTACCATGTAGATGTAGGTTTCCACCCATCTTCAATCCTAGCTGTGTAAGACTCAAATGAAAAATATAATTCTTTTTCTACATCGTCACCCTTAACCCACCTTAAATCTTTATTATAACGCAAATCCTCATACCATTTCATTTCAATGATATTAAAGTTGTTCTTTTTTGTTTTAGCTTGGTCGTAAGTTTTGAAATATAAAGAATCCATTCCGTTAGGTGTAGAAATAAGTGTTGCTCTACCCCCAGTACCTAATGCCGTAAGAGCGGCACCAAATACTTCGGCACCATTGTCAATATAGGCAGCCTCATCCATAATAAGAAACGTAGGTGTAAAACCACGCAAGGCATCTTTAGATGTTGCAACTGCTTTAACACGACTACCATTAGGTAATCTAATTTCTTTTTTAGAATCAGTAAGGAAAATTGTTTTACCATCATTTTTAGGGTTTCCGTAGTATTCGTGACCCCAAACCCATCTAGGTAATTGAGATAAAAAGTCTTTAATTTTAGCTAAAAACTCAAAAGCTAATTCTTGCTTATTAGCAATAATCAAAACAGCTTCTGGGTTATCTTCATCAGCCCAACCAACTTTAATCGCCATATAAGCAGCGGTTGTAGTCGAAACCCCAGCTTGTCGAGGTTTAGTAACTAAATTAAATCTATGTTTTTCATATGCGCCTATAATTTCCTTTTGTCTAGGAAATAATTTAAAAGGAACAAACCCTTCTTGTGTTTTATCAAAAGTTTCTAAATAATTCTCAATCGCATAAACTGGATTCATAAGACATTTAGAATACTCTTTAAATATTTCTTGTGCTGTTAGCATATTTCTTCTTTTTATATTATAAATATGCTGAAATCAAGTAAAATAAAGGTTTTAAAATAAATAAGGGGCTAAAAGCCCCTTATCTTAGAATAAATCATCACTATTGAAGACATCATCATCGTCCTCATCTAGTTCAATATCGTTACCAAACATTATTTCATCTAATGTGTAATAATCTTTATCTTCTTTAGAATTTAACTCATTCATAGCGTTATCAAATTCTTCTTCTTGTAGTTCTTGTTTAACACTACTCATAATTTCTTTTACCATTTTTTTACCCTTGTTTGTACCAGCTAAAATTTCTCTCATATTTTCATTGAATTCATTTACTGGCATAGAAGCTAACTCCATGTACAATTGATGTTTTAAATTAAAATCGTCAGCATCAATACAATCTGTAAATCTATCCCACAATGCTGGTCCAATTCTCATATCCCATGGTTCAGCTGATAAGAAATCTGCCTTATCAACAACATAATCACCTAACTTTTTATCTTTAGGTAAACCATGTGCTGATAACAATTCCATAACACCTTTAACTAGTTCATGAATAAGTACTGGGAAAATCATAGCTTCAGCTTCAATAACAGCCTTAGGGTTATCAGCGGTTGGGAAGGTTACCTTAACAACACCACCACTGGTACCGTTATCCATCTTAGGTATAACATAATACATATAATCAGCCGCCGACATAACCTTTGAATAACGATTCAATAATCTTGGGTCCATGTTAGTTAATTCATCATCAACCATATGAAACATATGATTTGTTTTTTTCGCGGCACCTTGAATCATTGCGTTTAAAAATCTTCTTTTATAAATTTCACCTTTTGCGTTTACCATATCTTCATGGCTTTCAAATTGAAAATCATTAGATTTAGGTGTTGGGTGTTTTTTAGTACCCTCTAACGAAATCTTAGGTGACAAAGTAGCTCTTATTTCAACAATATCTTCTGGCATATCATACTCATCGCGAATCATTTTCTCAGCCAATTTTTCTAAGTTTTTTTTGTGTTTAGTTTCCAAAGCCATTGTTTCGTGAACCATTGGCATCATTTGTGACATTAATTTAGTGTTATCAATTTCATCAACATCAAATGCGCGTTTATAACGGTTAACAACTTCACTGAAACGTTTACCCATTATCTTTTGTTCAAAGTTATTTTCATCACCCTCAGGTATAGCTGGGTGTTTACCTAACGAGTGTTTTCTTTCAGCTAATTCTTGTTCTAACTGTGGGTGCATTCTTTCTGTTATATTATCACCATAAACAACACCTTCATTTAATTTTGATTTGTTTCTGTTTAGTGATTTTAATAATGCTTGTTCAGCTATTTTTCTGTAATTGCTCATATATTACTTTATGTCTTTTTTCTTTATAGTTTTTATTACTCTATTTTCCATAACTGGTTGCTGTTGTGGTTGTGAACCAGTTTTAGCTAAATCTTTGATACCTTGGACTAACCCAGAAAGTCCATTTCTAGGAACTCCAATCATTTCAGCAAATGCAGCGATAACTTCTCTTTGTGCCAACTTGTTTGTTTTAATACTCTCTATGATAGTTGCTGGAATTCTTTTTTGAATAAGACCCATTAATTTTTTAGCTTTAATAGTCATTTCTTCATCACTTTCTTGGCCAGTCAATCCAACTTCACTTAACTCTTTTTTCTTAGGTGTACCAAACACTCTACCTTCAAAAAATTTTTTAAATTCATGTAACCCCATATATCTCTCATCTTCAAGCATAGTAGTAGCGGCCAATTCTGGAATTGTTTTAAATTTTTTAAATTTACCAGTTTTTTCGTTTACAATAAAATGTTTAAATTCACCTAAGTTAAGACTTTCAGGTTCAGTGCTTTTATTTTCACTTTCAGTTGTTAATTTTTCCATTTCAAGCATTGGTCTAGCTATTTTACTTTCAAATTCATCAACATGGTAAATCATGTTACTTCCATCTTCATTTAATTCATCAAAACAATAAACACCCATGACTACATTTTTATCTGGTGTTATACCTCTTACCATTTGGTATTTTTTATCACCAAGGTTAAACGGTTGAGCTATTTGTCCAGATTCAGCATCTTTTACATTTGATAAGTACTTTATCGTTGCTCTATCTTGAGGTTGAATTACATTGTCAATTTCACCAACCAAAGCTGAAGATGCACTTTTAGCAGACGCTGCTTTATCAATAATAACAGTGTCGTCTTTTTTTAATTTATTAGTACCAGCCATTGTCTGAGCATCATTAGGTGATGCGACAATATATGTGGCTTCTTTTAATTTATTTTTTGTGTTCATGTTTGTTTATATTATAATTCAATATTAGGTCTTTTTCGTATAATTTATCTTCAACTTCAGATAAATCTTCACCAAATTTAAAACAAATTCTTTTTTCTGGATACGTGTCATAATCGTCAATATTTTCCCAAGCCAAAGCAACTACACCATCAATAGCGTCCCAAACTGCAAATGTGTCACTATTTTGTATCACATCTAATTTTAGTTCAGATTCAAGTCTACCAACCTTTTTTATAAAAGAATCATGCGGTGGTTGTGGTCTTCCAGAAGCTGGGTATGTATCCCACTCATCACCATCTATATCTTCTGTAGTGTCAGAAAATATAAATTCATAAAGGTAATCACCTTTATAATCTTTACCCACATAGTTCACATATATCAAATATAATTCTTCCATTATTCTTCAGCTTTTGGGTCTGGTTGTGATTCTCTTTCTGGTAAGAAAGGTTTATTACGTCTAGACGGTTGAATCATAGGTGATTCTTTGGGTTTTGTTTTAGGTTCCGCTGGTAATACTAACGGTTCTTCATAGTTAAAAGTTTCGTGTAATCTCATCTTAATTTCATTTTTATCAAATATACTAAAATTTTCTGATATATTCAACCCTTCACTAGTACTTTTTTTACCCCACTTCTCACCCTTGCCTCTAGTACCACAAGATGATGGTGTTGGGCGACACGCTGGGTATTTTCTTTTCTCACCATCTTGTCTACCACATGGTTTACATTTTTTTCTACCAGTATCTGGGTTTTTTCTACATGTGTTGCAATCAACCCAACCACTAGAACCTTCACCACCTTTTCTAGAAAACCATCCATGAAGACCTTGTGATTTTTCTTTTGAGAAATCAGTTTTTTTAGCTTCATCTAATGAGTCTGTTTTAAATTGAATCAAATCTTCTTTATTTAAAATTTTAACTTCTATACTATCTAACCCTAAACTTAAAGCTTTTTCCAATCTATGGGTTCCATCCAACATAGCAAATATTTTTCCATTTTCATTTTTTACAACAATAATTGGATATGATAAATCTGCTTTATTTACCCTATCTTTTGTCTTTGTAGGGTCTTCTTGTCTACCACTAAAATCATAATTTATTTTTTTAGGGTCTATATTTTTTACTGGTAAATTTTTGGCTAATTCAATAACATCACTAACTTTAAATTTTATTTTAAAATCACTACCATCTTCAAATTTTTCATTTGTGTCCCAAACACCAGCTATCTTATCTATAGATTCATAAATTTTTAATTCACTTAAATCTTCTTTTTTATTATTAGGCTCAACAACATTAAATGAATTTATATTCTTTGGGTTACCGTATTCTGTATTTATTTCTGGTTTTGTATATCCAAATTTACCATACACACCATTTGGTTTAAATAAATTATCATTGTAATTAAACAATTTTGGTGGTATTGTGTTACTAGTTCTAACATTCTTAGAAACACCTTGTGGTGTGTAAGCAAAATCAATAATAACACCATTAATCATTGGTACTATATGGTCTTCCCATTCACTATCAGAAATATTATTTTCTTTTCTATATTGTTCACTCATTGGCATATAAACATAATCTGCTTTTATACCATTTTTCTTTGCCCAATTCAACATATCTCTAGTAAAAAATGAACAATTACCTAAACTATTTTGAATATCATATTCTGTGTTTTTCATATATTGGTTTACAATACCACTGATTTTAGATATGTTTTCATTTACTGGTTTAGACTTGGTTTCTTCACCTTTTTGTCTTTTCTTTCTAGCATCACAATGAGCCTTTTGGCTAAAACCCCTAGGGTTATTACAGTCAATAGTTTTTTTGTAATCATTAGACCATTTCTCTTCAATAACTTCATTTAAAGCATATCCAGAGTTTATTGACCACATACCATTTTTTGGTGGTGTTGTTGGTGGAATATAATCACTATCTGGTCCTAACCTGCGAGCTAAACCCTTTTTAACCAAATCTTCCCACATGTTAAAACCATCATACTTACCTGTTTCTTTGTTATACAAGAAAATAAAATCAGATGTGAATTTATCAAAATTATTTAAATTGTTTTTCAACCATTCATTAAAATTTTGATAAAATTTTCTCATTATACCCTTACCCTTATATTCTGGATATATTTCAACTTTTTGTATTTGTAAATTTTGATTTCCAGTTTCTTTGTCTTTATAAATAAAAGCAACAAATTTACCAACATTATTATTACCATCTAAAATTTCAATAATAAATTGATTAGCACCTTCAGTACCCTTTGATAGTTTTAAAGTAAAGTTATCAAATCTTGCAATATTTTTTAGTTTATTCATAAAATCGATAACATCTTTACCATAAATAAATCTACTTAAAGTATTTAAACTTCTAGTTAAAAATGTATCTACCTCTGCTTTTGGTTCTTGTGAAGTAATAACTTCATTAACAGATTCGTTTGATTTGTTACCCCAATTTGCAGCACCAGCCTTACGACACTTAACAAGCGCGCCAGATGCATAAGCCGATGGCCATACATCATATCTAGCTCTAACCTTGTGATAACAAGCGTCTCTTTTAGCTTTCTTCTCACCTTCTTCAATTACTTCATCAAAATCAGTTTTTATAATTTCAACTTGTAATTCACCAGAACCCTTGATAACTCTATGAAAAGTGTCTTTAGGTATAAAGTATTCTTCACCAACGGTTAACTTTGTTGGTAATTCGTTGTCAAATTGTACCATCCAATCGTTTTCATTTAGTGGTAAAACAACTCTATCTTCATGGTCTCTATGCCACACCAATTCACTCTCAGGTATATTATCTGAAAATGTGCGTCTTATAATATTTCCATTATTTGTTTCTGTATACGGTTTCATATTACTTTTTATTTTTTTCTTGCCATTTATATGATACAGAATCTTCTTCTATAGGTCCACCCTTAGCCCATGTTCTACAAGACCTAGCTGAGTGACATTTGAAGTGGTGCATCCAACAATAACCTAATCTACCATCATCGTCTGATATCGGACCTGGCATGCATTCATTCATTCTAGGTGATATATCAAAAGCAACGCAATTACCACATTTTGATTTTTGAGCTGCTTCAACACTGGTATCCCAATGGTCAGCTATTTTTTCCCAAAAATCAGCTGGTTCGTCAACATTTAATGGACCATATTGTATATGTTTTTCTTTTATCGCAGAATCTCTGTTATTAGTGTTTAACTCTAAATTTTGAGTAGCTTCTGGACAGTCCATTTCTGGTTTACCCAAAAGTTGTCTATTTTTTCTTTCAATTAATAGTTTTTTGTTTTTCTCTATTCTTCCCATGACTTGTATATTTTACCACCAAGTACCACCACCAGATAAACCTAATAATTTAGCGTATCTTGGTAATCTACATGCCCAATACCCTGGTTTTGTTTTATCGTTTTTAGCTTTACAGTTGTGTCTGTCAGCAAACGCTTTTCTTGCTTTAGGGTCCTTCAACTTAACAGCTAAATTACCACCACCAGCTTTAGCACCAAAAGAAACTTTTTTAACTTTACCAGTCTTAGGGTTTCTAACATAAACAAAGAATTTTTTAGAACCACCTCTTTTAGGTTTACCTAACTCTACTTTTTTACCTTGATACTCCGCTTCATTAATTGTTTCAATTTCAAAGTCTTCAAAAATAGTGTTTAATTTAACTTTACCTTCATTAACCATAACAAAACCATTGTCATAATCTTCAACTATAAATTGGTCGTTTTCGTTTAAACTAATCAACCCTTTTTCATTTAAAGTTTTAACTTCTTTTAACAATGATTGGAATTTTTCTGAACCATATCTAAAAATAGATTCACCCAATGCTATTTCATTTGTTAAATGATAAGCCAAGTCTTTTGATACTTCAATAGGTTTATTTAATTTCATAGGTTGAGTCCATTTTGAATAATCCATTTCTTCACCAGAATCTTCATGTCTGTCATTTAAAGCACCTTCAGCAAAATGATAAACTTCTTCAACATCATCAGCCGATGTGGCAATATGGTCTAACGCCCATCCATGACCATCTGATAATAAAGCATCTAATGAATTTTTATCCATATTTAATAATTCAGATGCAGCGTGAACAAGCGTTTTAAGGTTCTGCCAAAACATGTAATTATTTGATTCACCTATGTTTTCATTAACACGCACGCAATTTGGAACTTCTTTTCCGTTTTTTTCTTTCATACCAACTTGTTTATATCCTTTCCAACATGAGTTCATTTCATCTAATATATCATTTGAACCTGGTTGAAACATGTTATTCTTTTTTGGGTTATCTAAAAATAAATCTTCTCTTTCGTATATTTTAAAACTATCTTCTTGCACTGGTTCTTCATCAGATGAAAAATCAAATTCATCAGCATTACCACCCCCGTTATCATCTCCACCGAAAGAATCATCTCCACCATCGGCATTATCTTGATTGTTGTTATCAAAATCTTGTGTTTCATCTTCTCCAGACTTGTTTATTTTTTTAATAATATCGTTTTTATCCTCCTCATCCATTTGAGCAGTATGTGTTGCTGAAATAACTGAATTAATCGCAAATTTTTCTAATTCAAAATCTGGTTGACCATTATCCTTAGCAAATTGTCTAAGTGATTGTCCTAACTTACCACTCAATTGCTCAATAAATTTTTTAGGGTCTGTTTCTTCATCAGCATCAACACCAGCATCAAAAGGTTCTTTTTCAAATGACATATCACTTGATGGGTCTTCTGCTGGTGCACCACCCATAGGGTCTTCTGCTGGCATTTCTTCACCACCAAAATCGCCAAAACCAGCGTCATTAGCTGGTTCTGTCATAGGTTCAGCTGGAGCAGGCGCAGGAACGGCAGGAGCCGCTGGCGCTGGATTGTCCAACTTCAATTTGTATTTTTTACCTTCAGTTAAAGTTTTTTTTTTAAATCAGCAATAGCTTCTTGAATTTCTTCGATAGTCATTTCTTCATCTAAATCAACACCTCTACCTTTTAAGATATCAGCTCTAGTTACTTTACCATCACCTGTTAAATCTGGAAAATCATCAGCTTCATCAACTGGATGACCCATTTTATTTAACATAAATTTAGTCCCAGCTTCAATTTTTCTTTTAGCAAATCGCATAACGTCTTTACCAGCATCGCCTAATAATTCAATAAATTCAGCTGCTGTCATATTATCCAATCTATCCATTAACTCATCTGTTGAATTATCTTCACCTTCAAAATTTTCGTTGGTTTTTTTCTTTTTAAGAATTTTAAAGTCTTCACCATCAATCTTACCATTTTTGTTAGCATCGATTTTTGATTGTTTACCTTTTAATTCTTCTTTGATACCTTTTTCTTTTTTAACGTCTCTAACACATGCTTCGTATTTTTCTTTGTCTTTACGACCAACACTAGCAGTACAGATAGCCCATGGGTTATCTTTAGATTCTTCTTCATCTAAGTCTTCAGTTTCATTCAACATAGCGTCAATAGCTAACTCATACTCATTAAGAGTTACTTCTTCCATTTCATCTATGGCTTTTTTGTCAGCAACATTGTCACCACCTTCTTCTTTAGCTTTACAGTCTAAATCTTTACCTTTGGTATCGGTAATGTGTTTAGTAGCTTCTTTAGCAGCGCCTTCTGATATTAATTTATCATCAACAAATACATTAAATGTATTAACAATATCGTAAGACTCACAAATAGAGTTAAATCTTAAGTTTAAATGTTTAGTAGCTTTAGCGTATGATGGGTAAGCTTCTTGTTTTTTATTTTGTAAACCACCAATATACTTAAAATCTTCAACAGTTAAATTTGAAGTTTTATCAGATACTTTGATATAATATTCGTGATTTTCTCTAACAATACCGTATGACTTACCATCTGGTCCAAGTTTTGTTAACTCAACTGTTGAGCGAGATAAACCCTCGTTAATAGGTGTAACACCCATAAGTTGTCTCATACGTTCGTTAATTTCGTTACCTTTAAGACCTATTGGATTAATTTTAAAATTTTTGTCCATAGTTTTATTTTTTCTTTTGTTTTATTAAATTATTTTTTTTTATGGTAAATTAGGCGAACCTAAATATACGTTCTGATTATCGCCTAATAAAAAACAACCAGAACCACCACTTATGGTTCTTATTGTTATAGTAATTGACGATGACGCCCCAACACTAACAGAAATACCATTAATTGTTGCAGTACAACCAGCTGAACCACCATATATTGTAGTATACGTGTGAGCTGTTGTATTTGCAGATAATGCGGGTACTATTATACTATATACATCGTTATTTCTTGGCATAATTTTTCTTTTACTTATAAATATAATTATTTTTTCATTTATTCTAATATTATTAAAAATATATTAGAATCCGTAAAAACCATGAACTGGGTTTTTAGGGAATATTTCTGTGTCACCAAAATTAAAATCAATTTCGCTTAACACATCGTAATGATAACCATCAATGTATGTTGGTGGTGTTACCTCATTACCTTCATTATCATAAACACCATCAGTTAAAGTTATTAAACCAATGGCAACAACTGCACATACACCTTCACCATAAACTAAACCGTCATTAGTGTTAATGTAAATACCCTTGTTAATAAAATCAGCCATAGCTGATTCACTATTTTCATATTTTAATTTATATGCTTTCATATTATATATTTGTTAAAGATATTGCTTCTTCATCAGTTAATGGTATTGGAAATATAGCCATTGTTTTTATATATTTAGGAATGTCCGTACCATTACCAACTAAATAATTTAATGATGTAGAACCAGAAAAAGCCGAATTAGTTACTACTTTAGACCCATTGGTAAACACATTTAAATTAGTACCATCCCAAGTCATTACCGCACTTAAAGTGTCGGCGCTTGTGGTTAATAGTGTTGTTGGTGTACTATTTAGAACTTTAACTAATCTTAACCTAGCACTCGTACCATCATTTACAAAACGTATTGAATCACCAGTAGCTGACGACCCAGAATTGGTTCCAACCCAAATAGCACCACCAGTAGCGACTCTATGTTGTGCTATGTTATTATTTATTTTTAAATACCATGACCCACCAGCTGCACCACCTGTAAAACCACTAATAACATCTACTATTGATTCAGTTGCTTTAGTTATAGTAGAACCAGTAGTTTTAATATAAGATTCTGGTCTTAATGTAACTGTATTTGCAGAAGCGGCACCAGTACCGTTAGTTACCAGCATAATTGCGCTTACTTCAACCGCAGTATCTTCGTTTGTTGTTTGTTTAATAGGACCATAACTAGTACTAGCTCCATTAGATGTTCTAGTAGCACTACAATACCATAAATTGTTTCCTAAATATGTTTTGCTAATACTAGCTATACCAGCTGTATTTTGCATACTAACATATATATCGCTGCCACCACCAGAACCAAACCTAACTTCTTGACCGTCCGTTCTTTTAGCTATAAAACTCATAGTTAGTGAATTACCAGCGGCAATCGAAGCTGCATTATAATATGTTGCTTGTATTGAATTACCAGTAAATGTTACTTTACCATTTAAACCAATACCCCAATCATTTGCACTAAAAGTGACACCACTAATAGTACCTGCTACTGGTGTTGTAGATGGTTCTGAATCTCTAAATAGATTTGTTCTTTGTGGTTCTAATAAAATAGTTGGACATCCACCAGAAAAATCGTAGTTTAATCTAGGTATGTTAGTACCCATAATTTCATATTGTCCCGTAGAATTTATTCTAGTTGCACCACTAGCCCTTGTAAAACTAAAATCACCACTACCATTTTCTGGAATGATACTATAAATTTTTGATGTTTTATAAGCGTTAGGTGTTAATAACAACGTTGCTTTATCTAATATGCTCATATAATTAAATATTATTTAAATCTGTTAAAATTGTTGTAAGACATGTCTCTGATTCAAAAGTACCCTCATCTGAAGAAACTCTATTTTTAAACGCGTCTACCATTATTTGAATTGGGTTTGAGATAAAAGGTGTGTTAATACCACCACTAACGTCAGGGTAATCACCATATAAATAACATCCAGCACCGCCACTAACGGTTCTAACTAAAATTTCAATAGTAGAACCACTACCCATTTGTACATTAACGCCGTTTATGTTTATATTACAACCCGTTGGCCCTCCATCAACACTAGTATAGACTAAATCATATAAACCAGCGTATTGTGCTGGTATTATAAAATTACTTATATCGTTATTTATTGCCATTATACTTTTTATTATAAATATTGCTTAAAACAAAAAAGCATCCGAAGATGCTTTTATTTTATTGTTTTTGATGTTTATTTATAACATTATAAACACTACCTAAGAGTTTTTTGTGTTTATCGCTCATTTTTGTAATCGTTGTTTCAGTATTTATAGTTTTAGTTTTATGTGTTTCAACAACTTCTGGTCTATAAGCTGCAACAACTATAGTATCGTTAGTCACAATAGAATGGTGTTGTTTAATAACTTTAGGTTCTGTTTTAGAACTCATAGTTGTTTTTTTTACTATCTCTGGCTCCAACCCATCAAGACTATCAAGCATTTTTTTTATCACCATAAAATCTTTTTGTTTCTGGTTATTATCAGAAACCAATTGATTATTCAATGACAACGTTTCAGTATAGTTTTTAATCAAAACGTTATACTGGTTAGCTAATCCACTACAATCATCAGTTGACATATAAGCTGTTGCAACTGATGATAATGTGGATAAGATTACAACAACCAAAAAGGCTTGAAATCTATGTGCTGGTTTAAGATTTTTAATTGCTTCAAACATGGTACTATTTTATAAATAAATATCGTGCTAGTTGGACAAAGGTGCTTTAATTGTTGGATGTGATTGATAATTTTCTACTTGAAAATTAACCTCTCCATTTATAGCTTCATCAAATCCTTTATGTTCTAAGTTTGCTAAAAATATTGGGTTCATAACTAATTTTGGCAACGGAAAGGGTTCTCTTGTTCGCTTAGGTAATTTAGAAATGTATTCCATTCTAGGCTCATGCTTTAAAGCATCCATACCTGATTGTTGTAAATGTTCTAATATTTCCTCTTCAGTAAATTCTCTACCAATCTGTTCTTTAGCTTGTTCGATATGATTTGAATATAAATGAACATCACCTAAATTTCCAATCAACTGGTCAGGAACCATGTTAACTTCTTTTGCAATTATTTCCAATAACAATCCATAAGAAGCAATGTTGAATGGTAAACCTAAGAATGTATCTACTGAACGTTGATTCCACATTAAAGAGATTGCTCGTCTTGGAATGGTATTATCCATATCAACGGTTTCTCTAATTATATTTTGACCTATACCACCAACATCTTCGTAACCAGCTAATTTCATTCTTTCCTTCTCACTTAACTCTCTTGTATAAACTTGAAATCCATAATGACAAGGTGGAAGCACCATTTGGTCCAGTTCCGAACAATTCCAAGCATTTACCATTAATCGTCTTGAGTCTGGATTTGCTTTAAGGTCGTTGATTAGGTTTGTGATTTGGTCTATTGGATGTTCTTTACTCAATCCAGCTCCCAATACCATTCCGTGTTTATATCCTTCCCAACTTCTCCATTGTTTACCGTAAATTGGACCTAATTCACCCCACTTCTTAGCAAACTCATCATCTGTTTTGATTTTGTTGATGAATTCTTCTTGTGTTAATAATTCACTTAAATCCAATTTGACACTATCCTTCCAATGGTCTGGTATGTCTGTTTCAACAACATTTTTATTATGGTTTTTGTAATTTTCAGTACAATTATTCAAATAAAATTTGTAGCAGTCCCCATCCCAAATGTGACAATTATTATCAACCAAATACTTAATATTTGTATCACCACGAAGGAACCAAAGAAGTTCTGTTACGATTGTTTTGAATGGCATCTTCTTTGTAGTCAAGAGTGGAAACCCATCTTTCATATTGTGACGTATCTGTCTTCCGAATACTGAGATTGTTCCACCATTTCTTGTTTCTTTCTTAACACCATTCTCTAAAATATCTTTTAAGAGGTTTTGATAATCTAAATCTAATTTATTCATTTTCTTTAATTTTATATTTCCATTTGTATCCACCAGCAGTTTCTTGTTTACCTTTACAAACAGCGTTTATGTTATATATTTTTAATTCTTTTTCAACTTTAGTAATACTTTCCCAAGTTTTAATAAAATTACCATCTAAATCAAGTTGGTTAACTTCTTTTCTTCTTTTTGAAGGTCCTGTTGATATACCCTTTTTTATCTGAGATAGTTTTTCTGAAAACCCTTTTGGTTTTGGTTTTCTCATTTTGTCTTTAGTTTCTTCTGATAATTTTTTACCTATCCTAGCTTTTGATATTCTTTCTTTAGTTTCTTCTGTGTGTTTCCAACCATTTTCTAATTTATATTGTTGATACTGGGAAATTTTTAATCTCCATTCTTCATATCTTTTATCAGCCTCAACTTTACCATATTTTTCAAGCCAAATATTATATCGACCATTTTTTGTTAATTTAGTACCTTCCTTACCTATTCTTCTTATTTTTTCAATTTGAATAGATTTACGTCTATCGGCATCTTCTTTTCCATACTTAATAACCCAGTAATTATAAATTCCGTTTTTGACTATATCGTGACCTATTTTCCTATCACCTTCTTTACTCCCATCACTTATGTTATACCCTATTGTTCTATCAATACTATTACACTGTAATATCCAAAAAACCTCACGTTCATTAAGATGATACTCATCTTTACATTCTTCTAGTATTTCTTTTGTGAAATTTTCTTTACCATATTTTTTTATTGCTAATTTTAATAGTTTACCACTACCGTAATAGTTTGGGTTATTATTTCTATCTTGACCGATATAGATTTTACCATTAAGTAAATTTGTTGTTTTGTAGATAATCATAATTGTTGTTTTATTATAAATATCTACTGTTTTACTTTTCTACTCAGTTATTATCTAATTTTTTTACTCCGTTATTAAAAAGAAAGTAAAATCGCTATCAACTAAGTTTTCTAAATTACCATAAGTAGCATACCATCCAGAAGAATCGTTAAACACAATGTATATGTAATTTTTATCGTCAAATATTTGATAATATAAACTATATTCAGTATTTGGTTGAAATTCCCAAGACATATCTGCTCTAGATTTCGTACATAAAACTTTACCTAATAAAACAACTTCCCGTTCTATAACTTCATCAACAAACTTTATCTTACAAGTCGTTCCAGTACGGTCTTTTTTTTCTACTCCGTTATCCAAGATATCTTGTAGAAGGTCTGTGTATTGTTTATCTAAGGTGTTACCCTTTATCGCATTTATTTTTTCCATGGTTTCTGGTTATAACTGTTTTTGTTGTATAAACCCCACATATTTCACATGTAGAATAATTTGTTTCTTTATTTTTTGGTTTTTTTAAAGCTTTTTTATGTTCTTCACTTAATGGAACACCTTTTTTTGTTTTTGAAATAGAATTAGCCCTTTTTTGTATTCTTGCTGGTGAATCTTTTTGATTACTTCTTGCAACACTTAGTTTTTTCTTGTGTTCTTCACTAAAAATAACACCTTTCTTAAAACCACCAGTATTACCACCATCACCTTGTTCTGGTATTAAATTAGCAAATTCTTTATTTTTAACAACGTCCCATAATTCAGAATAATATAGCCCCATTTTTTTTAATTCATCTTTATCATCGGTTTCAAATAATATAGTTGTTTTTATTTCTGATGTTGAAATGTTATGGGCGTTTAAATGTCGTTTCCATACTGTACCACTACCTTTATATTTGTATGGGTCTGTATTAACACATTTACCTAAATATTTTAATCCTAATGGTGATTCTTTTAAATATAATATTATCATTTTTATTTTTATTGATAAATATATCAAAAAACTCCATTATCTAATTTATTCATAGTTATCTTTTTCTATTTTTCTTCCAAAATTTTCTTTAGCCCAGCTTTTCATTTTTTGCATGGATTCATCACCTTCCTCAAATTCGTATATGTCCATTTCATCACATAACGAACAAACCTCATAAAAATTGTCTAACAACTTTTGTAATTTTTTCTTGCTAATAGTTACTGTTTTACTCATTTTTTTTACTTATATATTGAAATAATATCATTAGTGCTATATCCCACTTAGACGAGAAATCATCGTCTTCAACCATTTTTTTATCAAATTCCTCTTTGGTTAATAATTCTTTAGGTTTTGGTGGTTGACATTCGTTATTCTTACTAAACGTACCATTATAAAACATTGGGTGGATATATCTTGCGGTCTCCATAGAATGTTCAGCTTCATAAAATTTATATACAAAATTCATAGCCTCATCCATATATTCACATTCTTTATAGTATTCATCGGTTTCTAAACTTAAAAACGCGTCAATATCTTCTTGCCTTGGTTTAGCGTTTTCATGTTCTTTTTCGAAATTATAGGTTTTCCCATAGCTAGTTGTAATTTCTTTCTCACCTTCAAAAAAATTAATCAATTGTTGTTTAGTACAGGACTCAACTATAAAGCCATGGTCATCGGTTATTAGGAAAATGTTAGCTGTTGGAATGTGATATGCTTTAAGCACATCACCCTCAAAATTTAACAACCCTAAACTTTTGTAATCTTTGTTTTTCATTATCTTCTAATTAAAATGTATTTGTAATTTTTTTGTGACTTTTCAACAATTTCTGGTTCAAAAACTTGTCTAACATTTTCATAAACTTTTCGATTGAAAGCATAATTGGTTAGTTTAACTTGAGCCATTCGTACATACTCACCATCACAATCTCTATGAACTATTTTACCATCAACTGTTGGGTAGAAATAAACCATACCGCCCTTACCTTGAGTGTTTGTAACTAAATCTCTATAATTACCTCTAAATGTAAATATTTGTATGGGTTTAGAGTTCATCACAACTCTACTAACTTTATGTAATGAAAATGGGTCGTAATTACTAACTTCATCAAGTTCAAAATGCATAAACATTGGCGAATCTACAATACCAATAAAAGGACATCTTTCGACATCCTTTATTGTTGTTTGGTTTGTAATTTCCATAGTTAGTCGTTAACTATAGAAGCAGCAGCTGATGCTGTTATTTTTTCATAGTCATCCATAGCTGACTTCATTTTAGCATACAACGCTGGGTCGATACTTTCAGTTTTTTCGTAATAAACAGAAACTGCATTGATAGCTGTTATCATTGAATTTGTAACAAGTTGCACTTTTATTTTTTTCTCAGCGTCTTTTAATTCGGTTACTTCCAATAAGATTGCACTAGGGTCAACTTTATCCATTTTTTCAAAGTCATGTTTTTTAATATGAGAATTAAAAATAACCCCTTGACTATCTGCTAATTCAAAACGAGTGTAGTCGGTTTCAGAAACGTTTGAGTATCTGTATTGACCACCGTTGTTAAAAATAATTGTTAGGTCTTTTGAAGTTTTATCATACGTCGATGCGCAGATATTAGAAGAACTATAAATAGCCTTAGTTACATTGTTGTTTTCTTGTTTTTTTAAAAGCATAATTTGTTTTATTTAATAATTGTTATTTTGCATGTGTTTTATAAGAATCAATATCTTTTAGTTGGAAAATTTTGCCAGTACTAGTAAGGGTGTGGTTTAACTCATCTTTTTCGTCTAAGATTACTATTATATAATCACCTGTAATCATAAGACCACAATCATCGAATGTAATGTTTGTTCTACCATCCCCGCCAGTTTTAACCAGTAATTCAACTTTTCCAAATTTAGGTGCTGTAGGTATCATAATTTTTTGTTTTGTACAAATATACTAATAATTTTCTAAACAATCAATATTGCTATTTAAAAATAATTTCGTATATTTGCAAAAAAAGAAATAACCGATGGATAGAAGAATAGACCCAAAAGTTAAAATTATCATGAATCAAGCCATTAGAGAAGCTAAAGACCATGATGATAATAAAATTAAACCAGAACATGTGATTCTATCTATGATGATAGACAACGATAACGAATGTGTTAGAGCGTTAAATATTATGAATGTGGATACTTTTGATGTATACGACAAAGTATCTGATTTTGTTAGAAAAAATGACTTGACCCCTAGAATAGGTACAAACAGAAAAAGTCTACCATTTTCTGATGAAATGAAAGTTATAATCAAAAACTTAGACAAACATTGTGATAAACTAAATGATACCTACATAGATACGACACATGTAATGCTTAGTATTTTAGACTCTAAATTACCGTTAATTAAAATGTTATCTGAAATTGGTATAACATACAACAAATTTTTAAAAACCGTTACAAATATGGACAAATTCGAACACAAAAACAGTGCTTTTAGCAATGATGAAAATGATGAAAACGAATCTTTTAGAAAACCTAAAAACAAAGATTCAAAAACAAAAACACCAGTTTTAGATAATTTCTGTAGAGATATCTCTAAGGCTGTTGAAAACGAACAAGTGGACCCAGTGGTTGGTAGAGAAATTGAGATAAAACGTGTATCTCAAATTTTATCTAGAAGAAAGAAAAACAATCCAGTCCTTATTGGTGAACCTGGTGTTGGAAAAACTGCCATAGTAGAGGGACTTGCCCAACTTATTTTTGAGGGTAACGCTCCAAGAACATTAACAGGTAAAAAAATATACATGTTAGATTTAGCTTCAATTGTTGCTGGTACAAAATATCGTGGACAATTTGAAGAGAGAATGAAAGCCATATTAGAAGAATGTAAAGCCAATCCAGACATTGTATTGTTCATTGATGAATTACATACAATCGTAGGCGCTGGAAACTCAAGCGGTTCTTTAGACGCATCTAATATTTTCAAACCAGCTTTGGCTAGAGGTGAAATACAAATCATTGGTGCTACAACACTTGATGAATATCGAGAAAACATTGAAAAAGACGGTGCGTTAACTAGACGTTTTCAACAAGTTCTAGTTGAAGAACCAACCTTAGAGCAAACTAAAACTATTTTGATGAACATCAAAGAGAAGTATGAAAAACATCACAAAGTTAAATATACTGAAGAAGCAATAGAAGAATGCGTTAAATTATCAGCTAGATACATTATGGATAGAGCAATGCCAGACAAAGCTATCGATGTTTTGGATGAAGCTGGAGCTACCACTAATATTTCAGTTGAAAAACCTGATGCTATTAAAGAACTTGAGGAAGAGAAAAAACTTATAAACGAGAAAAAAGCAGAAGTTGTAAAAAAACAACAATATGAAGAAGCTGCAAAACTTCGCGACAAAGAAAAAGAAATTACCGATAGTTTAGAAAAAGCTATGGTTGATTGGCAAACAAGTCTAGATGTTAAAGTAACTGAAGTTGGTGTTGATTTAATCTCTGAGGTTGTTTCTATGATGACTGGTATTCCACTTAACAAAATTTCAACTCAAGAAAGTAAACGTCTTATGAATATGGACAAAGAATTGAGTGGTAAAGTAATCGGTCAAGACGATGCTGTTGTTAAGGTTGTTAAGGCAATCAAACGTAATAGAATTGGTATCAAAGATAAAAACAAACCTGTTGGTTCATTTATTTTCTTAGGCCCTACAGGTGTTGGTAAAACACTTCTTGCTAAATTGCTAGCCGAACATGTTTATGGTGATGCTGATGCTCTTGTTAGAGTTGATATGTCAGAATACATGGAGAAACACTCTGTGTCTAGATTGGTTGGTCCACCACCAGGTTACGTTGGTTATGACCAAGGTGGTCAGTTAACTGAAAAAGTTAGACGTAAACCACACTGTGTAATCTTATTTGATGAGATTGAAAAAGCTCACGATGATGTGTTTAACTTATTGTTACAATTACTTGATGAAGGTCATTTAACTGATGGTCTTGGACGTAAGGTTAACTTTAAAAATGCTCTTATCATTATGACATCTAACATCGGTGTTAAAGAGGCAAACTCTTTTGGTAAGACTATGGGGTTTGATACTGGTTCAACAGCTTTTAATGAAGAAGCTAAATCTAGAGCAATCATTGATAAAGCACTTAAAAAGAAATTTAAACCAGAATTTCTTAACCGTATAGACGAAGCTATCATTTTCAATTCTCTTTCAAAAGAAAATATTAGAGAAATTATCAATGTTGAGATTAAACACTTAGAAAGTCGTTTAGCTGAATTGAAATTTAAGTTAGATATTTCTGATAGCGCTCTAGATTTTATAGCAAAAGAAGGTTATGATGAAGAGTATGGGGCTAGACCACTAAACAGAGCGATTCAACATTATGTTGAAGATTTAGTAGCCGATGAAATTCTTACTGAAGTGTTTGAGGAAGGTGATACAATCAAGATTGTTTATTCTAAAGAACAAGAAAGTCTTGTAATAGAAAAACCTAAAAAAACAAAAAAATCGTAATTTTAATTAAACCCACAAATTTTGTGGGTTTTTTTTATATTTATATGTATGATAGAAAAAGAATTATTAGAAAAATATGGTGAATACTTAGACCAATTAGATATATACGAAACTAACACTAGTTTAAAACTATCTATGATTAAAGTTAAACCAGAATACAGATATCAAAAAAGTAATTACGGTAACAATCTTAAAATTGGTACAAAAGTAATGACCGATTTAGTTAAATACGCGGATGATAATAATAAAATAGTAACCTTAACTCCAGATAATATTGATGGTGTTAACGTGAACACACTCATTCAATTTTATAAAAAATTTAGATTCAAAATGAATACTGGATATAGTAAAAACTATGAGTATCGTGATACAATGATTCGTTTACCAAAAAGAGAAGGTATGAAAGAAAATTTTAAACCAATGATTAAAAGCCTTCTTAGAGAAGGTTTAATGACCAAAGATGAAGATGATGTGTTAAACATATCAGACTTTGTTAACTTTGCTAAGAAGTTATTGAGTATAGATGATGATGTAAAAGTTGAGTTAGCGTTTGAAAAAACACCAGACCTTAAAACAACTGCTTACTACCACAATAGTGACCGTAGGGTTAAAGTTTATGTTAAAGACAGAGCTAAGATAGATATTATGCGTTCAATCGCTCACGAGCTTGTACACCACAAACAAAATTTAGATGGCCGTTTAACTGATACAGAAAAAGATGGTGCTGATGGAAGTCCAATTGAAAATGAAGCCAATTCGTTGGCTGGGATAATAATGAGAAAATGGGGTAGATTACACCCAGAAGATTATGTATAACACTAAGATATTATTAAGAGAAGAAATCGCTTTAAACGATAAAAAAATGTTATTGTCAGAACATTCCTTGATGATGATTCAAAATTCATCATATGTTAAAAATGTGTTGGGTATTGACACAACGTTAAATGAAAATTATCCTCTAGGTATTAGAAAATTAATAATTGAACAACAAATTATTATTGAAAATCTTTTAGATTCGATAAACGGTTATTTGGGTAATTTGGTACAAAAGGGTAAAGAAAAATCTTTAAATTTTATAAAATCAGTAAAAAATTTAAAAGAATTAGCTATCTTATTTAAAGATATTTTGTTGGACCCTGAATTAATGAATGAAGCAATTAAAAATGTTAAAAAATCATTAACCGAACAATTAAATAATTTTAAAAATAATATAAATAAAATATTAACCAACACAAAAGTTACTATTCAAAATTTTACGGATAAACTACAAACGTTTTTAAATAACGTTTTAACTTATTCTAATGATGTGTTAAACAAAGACGGTTGGGTACCATTTTTAACTATGTTGGGGTTAGCTGTATTATTAACTTGGGTCAACAGAAAATGGTTAGAAGTCATTTTAAACAATATAACTGAAGGATTAAAAAAAATAGATGGTGTTGTTAATTTATTTAATAGTCTAAAAGACTTGATAAAAACAGCTGTATCAAATCTAGGTATTGAAAATATATTTGCATGGTTCACTAGTTTAGGAACTGAAACATCTGGTATCGGTATTATATTTACAATATCTGAAATTATATTGATAATATCTGAAATACTAATGCCAACAGTACAAACAATAACAACAAGATTTAATTTACAAAAAACATAATTATGAAAAATACAATCAAAGGTGGTAAATCAGATAACATGTCACTACAAGACATTGCCAACAAATTTGATGTATCTGTTGAAAAAATACAAGCGCAATTAAAAAAAGGGGTTAAAATTGAATCGGAGCATACTGACAATAAAGAAAAAGCAAAAGAAATTGCTATGGACCATATATCTGAATTTCCAGACTATTATGATAGACTTGAAAAAATGGAAAAAGGTGCGAATAAAAAATGGGAAAATGGTAAAGAAAAAACTAATGAAGGTATAAAAAAATCTATAGCCGCAGCCTCATTAGGTTTAAGTTTAATGGGCAACCCCCAAATAACCAAAGGCGCAGACATAACGCCAATCAGTCAAACACAAACACAAAAAGTTTTAGCTCAAGTAAATTTTGCATCCTCTCAACCAATAGATAACCCAGATTTAGATTTAGTTCATGGCGCCTTAGGTTCAAATAGATTACAAGACGATTTTGAAAAAAGAGTTGAAGACGAATTGAAAAACCAAGTAAAAAACGGTAATAAACCAGATGTCGCTAACATACAAGTAAGAACATATATACAAGGTGATAAAATCATAACAAAAGCGTCATGCGACATTGTCCAATCTGTAGATGGGATAGCTTATACACATTTTACAACTAGAGGTTCTATTGGTTCTAATTATGTTCAAAGACATGATAAACAAATAAATGGTTTGATTAATAAATTAGAAAATCATTATGGTGGTGTAGCTAAACAAGTTGGCAATTCAATTGAAATTTCATTTAAACTATATGGTAGTACCATATCTTATAAACAAAGTTTTTTTGTTGCATCTGATGATAAAAATGCAATAAAAAATCAAGACTTACAACAAATTACTGGTACTGATATTAATAATTTAAGAGACAAATTAAATACCGAAACAAAAAACATTTCTGTCGATATTAATTCTATTAGTGTAGATATGAAAAATTATAAAGTATCATATAAAACTGGTGACGTTGAGATACATAAAATTTCTTTATTGTTTGATGATTCTGGTAATTTAGATGATAGGTTAAAAACGATAAAAGCTAAAAACCCAACATTTAAAGAAATAAAAAGAGGTAAAATAAATAATTTGGATTGGGCTATAAGTGTAATACCTTATGAAGAAATAAAAATGAACGAGTCTCAAAAAAAATTAATTAAAAAACTTATTAGAGAAAACTTAGGTTTTTAAACCAATATATTCGTGACTATAACAAACTCGTCTATTATCCGCAAAATGATTGTTATACACGTTCTCATGTTTAACATCGGTTCTTAATTTTTTGTTCTTGCTGGTAGGTTTCCATAGCTGTGATTTCTCCCTATATTTTCCCATGCGCGGGTGCGCAGTTCTAGAAAAATATCTATGACCTTCATTTAAGTGGATTTGCGCTATTATATCTGAAAAACGAACACCTATACCCATCCCTTGAAAATCTGGCAATACAACCGTCCTATGACCCCTCCACGCGTTTTTAATTGTACCGCTAGGCATAGTTATGGCCGCGCCAAAAGCAACAACATTTCCATCCCAGATTCCAACATAAAATCTTGCCGCTTTATTTACCTTTGAATCTAAATAGTGATGGTCGCCAAACATTCTCCAACTATCATGGTTTGTGCGATATACGTTAAGTTTGATTTCTGGTCGGGCAAAAAAAAACCGTCGATTAGCTCACCACTATCTGTATCAATTACCCAATCAGGTTCAAGCCATTCTAATATATCCCTATGACACGTTGACAATACAACATTCTGGATACCATTATCCTTAACATATCTAGATAAAGATACGCTAGCAGCCTTAGCAACATTTCTGTCAACAACACTAGTGTATTCATCAATTACAGAATTAGATTTTATTTTTCTAGCTAAATCAGCTCTAAACTTTTCACCGTTGGATAAAACATGATAAGGTTTATACCATGAAGGTACAGAATTAAGACCAACTGAACTTAGTTTTTTTATACCGTCTTCTGGTGAATCAAAATGTGATATGATTGATTTTTCTGGATTCCATTCTGGTGATTGCTCTAAACCAAAATGTTTTAACATAGTTGATTTACCACTACCACTAGACCCAACGATAACACCTATTTTAAATTCTTTTGGTAATGTTTTAGGTAATTCCCATGGATAAAATTTTGAAGTACCATCAAAAATACAATCAAAAGCAATTTCACTAGCTGAAATATATTCATCTCTTATTACACATGATGTTAATGGTGTTTGAGTTTTTACCATTTTTTCGATAACTTTTTGCATAAAACCTTTTTAAGATAAATATATCAATAAGTATAAAAAACAAAAGACCAGAACATATATGTTCCAGTCTTATTTTTTTTTAATTTAGATAGTTTTTAATTATCTACCTTCAGTAAGTCTTCTAACAGCTTTTTCTAATTTAGCAATTTTTGCTTCCATTAATTTGCTTGACTCACTTTGTTTTTTAGCTTGTTCATTAATCCACTCTTGTTTTTTTACAGCAACAGCTTCATTAACAATGTTGTCGATTAAATCAACAAGGTGAGATTCTTTGATTTTAACAGTTTTTTTAGTGTTTGACATGTCTATTTGGTTTAAAATAAAATCTTATTTACTAATAAATATATCAAAAAATAAAAAAAAACTATTTTACCCCAATAAAAATATCAACATCATAGATATTTAACAAATCTTCTGTGTTAATTTTTTTAATTTCAGCAAATAATTCTGCTGCTGTTGTTTGGTTATCAGCGTTAATTGTGTTAATAACTTCACCATTTTTAGTTTTTAATGCGTAACGAGCCATAAGATTTCTTTTTATGTAAATATACTAACATTTATGTGAAAAAACAAATAATAATATAAATTTAACATTTTCTGTCAGCCGCTGTTGAGGCTGCCCATGCTTCTGGTTTTATTTTAAATTCATAACCCATACCTAAAATGTAACCAACTGCTGACTGCAAAGCTTTATTTGAGTCGTGTTTTGGGTTTGGATTAATATCCGCGTGAATTTCCAAAGGGATTTCATATAAATCTAATAACTCAGCAACTTGTGTTGCTACTTCAATTGATTTCCCTACCTCAAAAACCATTCTTTCGTTTACTAATTCTTTATCTCTTAATCTAGCATCGTCACCTTTTTTCATGAAATCGTGTGTATAAGTTGAAGCTATAATCATACCACCACGACCAACGATAACACCACCACCTAAATCTTCACTAGTTGAAATAAGTATAACGGTAGCAAACTTATAAAGTGTTTTGCTTAGTTTTTGTGAATCAGTTCCAATTGAAACTTTAAGCATTTTGTTTTTTTCTAACTGTTCGTCAAATAATTTTTCCAAGTAATCTACTAAACTTTCTTCAATTAACTTGCCATTTCTTTTCCATTCCATAACATTTATTTTTTATGTGTTATAATAAATAAGGCCCCATTAATGGAGCCTTATTATTTTAATTAAAATTAGTTGTTGGTAACAACTCTTTTAGTTTTTTATAATTTTCATCTCCTATATCGTTTTTATCAACAACTATGCGATATAACGAACCACCTTTTGATTTATCTAAATTAGAAATCTCATTAGGTATCGATTTAATATTGTTTCCTTTTAAATTTAAAAACTCTAAATTCTTTAAACTACCAATCTCACTTGGCAAAGAAATTAATTTATTATTTGCTAACACTAACATAGATAATTTAGTTAACTCACCAACAGAAGGGTCTAACTCTTGTAATTTAGCACCAGTAATAATTATCTGGTCCAAATTTTTAAATTTAGAAACATTTGGGATTCTAGGTATTTCTCGGTCCATAAATTTAATAATAGGTGTATCTTCTTCCAATAATTCAAATAATGATTCGGCAAAACCAAATTTTAATAAATAATCTAAATACGTATTTTGTTTTACTGTTTTTTTATTCTTAGCTAAAACTAACAACTCTTCTTTAAAAAAATTTGCTACTCCTTCACTTTCAGCCATAACGTTTTCAAAAATTGTAACGTTTTGACTATTTTTTCTATCTTTTAATTGGTTTGTCTCAAAATGAACTTGAAAAATTTCATCTGACTCCCCACTAAAAAATTTGTTGTTTATGATAACATATAACTTAGATTTTTTACCATCTGGTGTTTTGTATGATTCTGTATAACTTTTAAACATACCATTACCTTCCCTAGCTGTACACCAGTTAGCGTGTTTTGCAAACACAACTGAAGCGTCTAAAGTCAAAGGAACATAAACTGTAAATTTTCTGTCTTTAACAGGAATATACGCTTTACCTAAATCTACATACTTCATAATGGTTCTTTCAATTACACTAGCATCTCTTTCAATGAACGGGTCAACCGAATCAAATAATTGTGAAAGAGATTTGTATTGGTTAATATCAGTAGGGTCCGTTATACCTTTCAATGAATAGCTACCAAGACATAAATCTTTAAATTTTTTCTTTCTTTTGTTATCTTCAAATAACTTTAAATACATCTCAGCTTGAGGTAAATCTTCACCAACTAACCTAATACCATAAACTTGTGATTTAACATCTTTCATAAAACGAGAAAACATGTTAAGCATCCACTGAACATACATCTTATTTTTAGTTGGGTCAGCAGCAATCATTTCAGAAAAAACATCCATACAAACACTAACTTTCTTAATGATACGGTCTTTGTTGTTTACCTTTGATGAAACCAACGCAATTACATTTTGCTCATAATAAACTGTCTGAACTTCATAGTTTTCTTTTTCAAAACCACTAATCTTTTTTTGAAGTTCATCTGAAGAACAATCAAAAACATCAAATGTTTCAGCTAAAAACACTAATCTATCCGTTAAACCTTTTTCCATATTTATACTTTAATATACAAACATACTAAAAATAATTGAATAAAGCAATAATTTAAAAAAATTTTTTAAAAAAATCATCTTCTAAGTATTCCTCAACCCTTCTCTTTAAAAACCAAATCATCCCATCAACTGTATCTGAATGTCTTTGTATTAAGTCTAAGATAATTTCATTTGGGTTTTCACCATCTGTCATTCTATACTTAATCTCTTTTAAAACATTATTGTGCCCTTGATTTAGTAAGCTATCTATAATTAACCCATAAGTTTCCCACTTTATTTCGTCCTCTTCGTTTAAATCATTTAATAAACAATTAACGTGCTCGTAATACAATTTGTCTAACCTAGTTCTCTTAGTTTGACATGTAGTATTTAAAAAAATATTAACGCCCATCAACCTACAAAATTTAAAAATGTTATTTAATTATAAATATCTTAAACATTACAGTTAGACCTAACAATAGAAATTATCTATTAAAAAATATTTAGATTATAACATATTGAAAATCAATACGTTACATAAAATATTGATAACCAAATCAATACAGATTTTTTATCTTTTCATAGAGTCTTTTTAGCTCTGGAGACATGTCTTTTATATCAGAAATAACTTCTATACACATGTCTTTTGGGTTTGAGTTATCGGTTAATTTATATTGTAGTTCTTTTAATTTTAAAGTATTTTTTATACTGTTTTTTAATTCTAAAACTACTTGATTGTAAGTTGCCCAAGCTTCTTTTACTATTGTTGAACCAGTGATTAAATTTTCAGTCAAAACTTCTTCGTATTTGTGTTCTAGATACGTTTCAAATTCACCGTAGTGTTCTCTTAATATTTTTCGTATTTTAGGCTTGAGGTCCATAACTATCGCATAGGTACATGTTTAGATAACATATTATCCTCACTAATTTTACCAGAAACCCAATCTTTTATAACTTGTTGGGTGAATGATTCACTAAGACCGTATTTATAAAGCATGTATTCATAAAGTTGTTTAGCTGAGATTAACTCTTCATCAGCGTTAACTTTAAACATTGTTTTACCAAAATACTCACCACCCTCGCGAACATAATTTTCAGTTGGGGTGTAGTTTGCATTTAAAAAGTCTTTCATTTCTTTTACCATTCTAGCATGCATAGTGTTTTCAGCCAAAATAGATTTAACTTTATTAAATTGCGATTCCGTAATTATTAATTTTGTTTTCATACTTATAAATATTTTATAAAACAAAAAAGGTTCGGAAAACCGAACCTTTTTAACATAACATAACTAAAAATTACAACAACCCATCAATGATTGTTTGAAATTCTGATTTCGATGCAACACCAACTTTTCTAGTTTGTTCTTCACCATCTTTAAAGATTACAACAGTAGGGATACCTCTAACACCATATTTTACTGCTAAAGATTGATTTTCTTCAACATTAATTTTTGCTACAGTAACATCTTTATCAGCGTTATCGGTATTTAATTCATCAATAATCGGCCCAAGCATTCTACAAGGTCCGCACCATGGTGCCCAGAAATCTAAAACTGTTATCTTTTTTGTTTTCAACGCCTCTTCAACGTTATTTTCATTTAATTCTAAAGCCATTTACTTATTTTTAAAAATTTGTTATAGTTATAAATATAATTTTAAATACCCAAAAATAAATGTCAGACGAAATAATTTTATACAAATTTTTACATTACGAATTAATTGACGAACACCCAGCTATTTACTTATATTGTGTTGGTCAAAAAAGAAGTCGTAAGACAGCTATTGACATAGTTATTAAAATAGTTGCAGAAATATTTTGTCCTCCGTATACTATTGAATTTATCACTAAAACTGTGATTAAATTTATGGAATTTAAAAAAATAGAATATAATGAAGGTAAAATAAAACCAATACCTATTTATCAATAAACAATAACGGATAGTTAGTTTCCATTGTTTTTAAATACTTGTAATAATCACCAAACCCTTCAACATCTAAATTAAAATAATAATTTATATAATCCCAAATATTCAAAGGTTTTAACCCATAAATTAATTCAATTTCATCTATTATATCACAAATAAAAATTTTTTCTTTTTGTGATAACGTATTTGAATTAACAGAAAAACTCATTTTTTTACAAAAACTAGAATAAGTCATGTAATTAGTTTTTTTAAATTGCTCATATGTTTTTTCAGCAATAGATAAAATTATGTAATTATCAATCTTAGACATTATTTTTTTTTACAAAGATACTACTTATTACCCAATTAAACAATATTTATAATTAAAAAATATGATAACAGAAAAAGATTTAGAATTAATCCAAAAGTATTTAAATAGAAACTACGCGGTACAAAGGGTAAAATACAATGGTAAATTTAAAAGAGCTATCATATTTGATAATGGAAAAACCTATATGCTATCAAATCAAAACGATAAAATTTATTTAAAAAAAGAAATGATATCAACATTAGAAATTGTATTTGGTTTTAACAACTTAGAAACAACTAATTTAATCTCACAATATCTTAAATTTTAATTTGACTTATTAAAATATTTTACTTATTATTGTATAAAAGATATGGCAAATTTAAATTTTATTAAAGATTTAAAATTAGGTAACGAAGGTGAAGAAATACTTACTGAATACTTAATTACAAAAGGTTCAACATTTGTTGATTCAAATAAAGATAATCGTTATGACGTCAAAATGTCTAATAACAATAAAGAAATAACTTACGAAGTTAAAACCGATGTAAAATGTGCACCACTGTTTGATACTGGTAACATTTTTATAGAATTTCAATCTAGAGGTAAAATTTCTGGAATTAGTGTAACACAAGCCGATTGGTTTGTGACTTATTTTTTATACTTAGGTGAATTATGGTTTATTAAATCAAAAGACTTAAAAGAACTCATAAAAAAACATGATTTCCCAAAATTTTATAACGCTGGTGATATCGGTAGCGAAACTCATGGTTACCTAATAAAAAGAAAAGATTTCAAACAATATTTTCATGTCCGTAAAATCTAACCCAAAACTAACAATAGAACTTGTCCCTAAGACTTGTCACTTCTCCAATGTGAGAACATGCCTGTCAACCTCTGATTGGGATAAAATAAGAAAAATATCCTACGCAAACGCAAACAATAAATGTGAAATTTGTGGTGACACTGGTAAAAACCAAGGATACAACCATAACGTAGAATGTCATGAAATATGGCAATACGATGAAGAAACTCTTACCCAAAAACTAACTGGCCTTATTTCGTTGTGCCCAAAGTGTCATATGGTTAAACACATCGGTAGGTCAATCGCAATCGGTAAAGTAGATATTTGTTACAGACAATTGGCCAAGGTTAACAAATGGACTCAATCACAAATTCAAAAACACATTGTCGAATCGTTTGATAAACATAAACTACTTTCTAAACATCAATGGATATTAGATATATCAATGCTTTCACAGGAACCATATAACATAGACTTGTCTGGGTTCAAAGAAAGAATCTTCGAAAATACAATACCAAAAAAGAAGAAGAAAAAGAAAACAACTGACGATAAACCCAAAAAGAAAAAAATACACCCAAAAGCTAAAATAAACAATGTGCTTAAGGCTGCCAAGTCTTCTAAGTCCAAAAGACCACCAAAAAAAGGTTAAATCCCTTTTTTTAATTTATCCATAAATCTTTTCATCACCTCGTTATCAACTGTCATCAGTTTGTATTTCTCTGTTCTGTCACCAGTAATAGCATCCCATGATATAAAACACTCAGGGCATTGGAAATGTGTGTTCATTCCTTCCCATGCTTGTGATTCAGTAGGTTCAATCTTGATTAGTTTGCTTATGTGTTTTTGGTTTTCCGATGACCAACCATAAACTTCTCTAGCTGTTTTTTCTGGAACAAGATTTATTGCTTCACCCTTATCCCAAGATGCTTTGCATTCTGGACACTCACCACAATAATTTTTTTCGTCAATAATGTATTTTTCTACCATAATTTACTTTTTTACTATAATACTAAATATTTATGATAAAATACACGTTAAATGAAATTATTTTTCAAAAAAAATATCATAATAGAAAACTATAACCTTACCCCAGCATCAGAAAAACTTGATGAATTGGAAGAGGCTGCAAACGCATTGGGAGATACTATCACCAAAGATTTAAAAATCCCAAAAGAAGTTCTAGATAGTTTTCAATTGAAACCTTCACTTAACCCAGAATTCTGGGATAAAGAAGAATTAAGAAAAGATATCAGCGACCAGCTTATGCTTATAGCACAAGAATTTTTTGATGGATTAAAAAGCCCAGAAAATCTTGTAATTAAAGATGTAATATTCACTGGAAGTCTAGCCAACTATAATTGGTCTAAATACTCAGACGTTGACTTACATGTAATTGTAGATTTTGAAACCGTTGACACCGATGAAGAATTTATAAAACAACTATTCGATTCATATAAAAACCTTTGGAACAACAACCATAACATAACTATCAAAGGGTATGACGTAGAATTGTATTTACAGGACATTAGAGAAACTCTTTCAGCTAACGCGGTATATTCTGTCAAAAGAAATAAATGGCTCCTTAAACCTGAAAAAGAGAAATTTAAACTAAATAGAAACATAATCAAAAAGAAAGCGTTAACTTTTATCGATAAACTTAAAGATGTAAAAAAAGTATACGCGGAAGAAGAATATCAAAAAGCACTTGACAAATCACAAGAACTAAAAGATAAAATAAAAAAATATCGTAAGAGTGGATTAGAAAGCGGTGGTGAGTTCTCACTAGAAAACCTAGTCTTTAAGGTACTTAGAAGAACACCATTTATGGAAGTCTTAAATGACATAAACTCTAAGTCATACGACCAAATAATGTCGTTAAAAGAAAACATATAAAAAAAAGGGACTCTAAGAGTCCCTTTGTTATTAAAACGGTAATTCATTTCTTTCTATTTCTTGAAACACGGAATTAATACTTTGATTCTGTTTTTTTAAATATGATTCATATTCATTAAAATCATATTTATTGTTAAAGGCTTCAATGTAATTTTTAACAGTATCATCTAACTCTTTTGGTGCGGAACAATTTCTTAACCCTCTAAGTTGACCATAAAATAGTTTTTTATTTTTTTCGTAAGAGTTCATATAATCCACTCTATAATTAACTTCAAGTGTGTAACCGCTAACTTGATAAATCCCACAATTACCATTTGATACCGAATTACCATAACCAGCAACACAATGGTCTTGTCTATGTCCTTCCTCAATCAATTCATGGTTGGTTCTAAGTAAATTATATCCAGTGAAATTTTCAAAATCTTCAAATATCCTATGAGGTTTTAATTGAATTACTGGTTCGAATTCAAGCATTATTTTTCTTAATTCTTTAGCCCATGCATCGTGCTCAAGTTTAATTCTTTTTTCAGACCAAGAACAATTTACCTTTCTATCCAACTTAATCGCCATTTCAATAGTATCCCTAAATAAATGGTTTTTAAAATGTTCTATCTTTAAATTTTCAACGTTTATCAAAAATGGCCTAATTCGCTTCCAATCAAATTTTGTAATATAAGCATTACTATTATATATTTGACCTACTTGGTTATAATCTTCAGTTAAAACCTTTATAACTGATGTTGGTACTTTATACATGTGTTTTAGGATTTTATCAGCGTTGAATAACTTATAAGTCATAACGCTTGACAATGAAATGTTATGACAAAATCTGTTCTCTTTTATGTTTCTAAGCCATGTAAACTTCTTGTTTAAGAAATCTAAAGCAAAACTAAAATGAGCACTAATATCAGTATACATTGCATGCTTAAGACTAGTACCAATTTTAAAATATAATTTTTTGTTTTTGTAGATTAATGATTTTATTTTAGTTTCTCTAGAATAAATCTTGTTTGTTTTGGTCATACTAAATCTTTTTCTAAAACAGCAAATCTCAAAACTACCATCTGTTCTCTCAAAACAAACATCGCGTTCAATAGAACAATCTGGATTGCTGTTAAAAAATAACACACGAGCCTTATAAGGGTCTTTTTTATAAGCGTCTAACAACCAATCTAATTTTTGAGATTTAATTTCTCGAAACAAAGTGTATTGTTTCAATTCACCCTTTTCTTCCAGAACTTTTTCTTTGTTAATTTGTCTTCCCATTATTTATGTTTTTAGTTATGTTTTGCAAATATACTAATTATTTTATTTTAATACAAATAAAAATGCTCACAAATTGTGAGCATTTATTTATTTACATTCTATCTAAGATATAATCTTTATCATCTGGTATGTACTTGTCAATAATTGGTTCCATATAAGGATACAACTCTTTTTTGTATAAGATACTAACCATATCATATTTATCCAATTGTCTAAGTACAGAATCTGGTAAGTATTGAATTACCTTAGGAACTGATTTAATCAAATCAATAATATAATTCATTCCAATCTTATGATATAACTGACGAGCAAGTATTGGTTTACTATATATCATACTGTATATTCTATACTCACCCATAGCGTCAAGACGCTCCTCAGGTATATAGTTTAAGGTTTTTGGGTTTTTCACTATAATGTCTTTTAAATCATAATCAGCTAGCATGTCTATTTTATCACCTAAGTATTTAAACAATGTTGGTTGTTGTATTAACAATTTTTCTAAATCGTAGCTACTAGTAATAAATCTTAACAATTCTGGTTTATAAACAAAAGCCTTACCTTTACCATCGTATAAAAGAGAAAATCTAAGTTTTTTAAATTCCTCTTCAGTGTCTATTGTGATATATTTATCCCTAATTAAAAAAGGTAATATTTCAGTAAATTGTAATCTTTCTAACAATTCTTGTTTTCTTTCTTCTGGTAAAGAATCAAGTATCACTTTATAAAGTTTTGGGTTAACTTCTAACATATTAGCCAATTGCCAATCTTGTATTTCTTTAAAATTATCTAACCTAACTAAGTATTTAGTTAAATCAGGGTTGGTGTTTATTAAGATTTGTATTTGATACTTTGAAAATTTATTTAAGTTTTCTTTAACTTCTGGGTTTTTAATAATACTAGGGTCAACAACTAACCCTAAAAATGCGTCATATTCATTAGAAAAATCATATCTGTTTGCATTTATTTTAGCCTCTGGTAATATTTTTTTAATTAGGGTAACTTCATCGTAGTCTAATAGTTTTTCATTAATACCACTATTCCAATTATCATTCGCCCCATTGTTGTGACCATTTATTCTTAACATCATGTACTTTTTAAGAGCATCTGGTGTCATAAATTGATAAAAAACATCCTCAAGTACCTTGTTGCTATCAATCTTTAATTTTATAATACGATTTATTTGAGATGGTGATAACACTTCCTCATATAATTTTGTGTCGTAATATAAATTCACAAAATACCCAGCCTCAATAAGACTATCCATAGTTTCTTTTCTTAGACTCTTTAATTGCTCTAAGTTAAATGCCATTCTATTTGCTGCTAAATCTCTAATAAAATCACCAGAGGTAATAGGCGAACCGTTTATAACCAATTTTCCAGTATATCTATCTATAAGTTCTTGTAAGTCATCAGCAATAAAATTATCTTTAAGCTTATCCAACAATTCAGAATACTGACGTTCGTCATCAGTAATCTCTCTATATGGGAAATATTCTTCAAGCCCTTGTAAATTAGGTAACTGTTGCTCTATATCATACCAAGACATTGCGTCACGTTGACCACCACTTCTTTCACCAGTGTTGCTTCTATCAGCAATAGCATACGCATCACGACCACCATAATTCAATATAACCAACTTGTGCTCATCACCATTAACATTCTTTTGCAACACAAAATAAGGTGTGGCACCATAGCTAAGTCTATACGTGTTATAATAATTAGCATCAGCTTTGGTTATACACCAAGTTTCACCCATACCATATCTTACACATTTAGCCTTGGTATCAGTGTTTAATATAAGGACTTCGTCATCCTCATACATTATATCCTCTTGATTAGGTTTGTATATCGTAGCACCAGTACTAACTTCCTCATCTGAAATCCAACGATTGTTGTTAACCAAATCGACTAGTGTTTTCTCTAAGTCTTTAAATGAAAATGGTCTTGCTGCGTCACCCATAGAAACTATGTTGTTTATATAAGCATCTAAGTATTTTTTGGCTAAATCTTTGTTATCTGGAAAATCCTTGGTTTTTATCATTTCTTTCAATATTCCATCATACCATTTGTTAAATGTTTGCTCAAATTGTTCTTTGGTTTTATATTGCATGATGTCGCCGAAGAATGACCTAAACAAAAAAGCAATACCCAATTTGTTTATCATATCATCAGAAGAATCGTTAAATCTTTTTGTTATGGGTTCAATAACCCTTTTGCCATAAAATTCAACAACCAACGATTCTCTAAGTAATTTTTTTATTATACTATTCATAATTATACATTTCCAATTCCAAGCCATTTAGACTTTAATTTATCATTTATCCACTCATGACCACCACCAGTTATCTTAACCGCTCTATCAACTATCAACTGTCTAAAAGGTGCTTTACCTTCTTCTGACCAATAAGACTTATTGGTTTCTTTAAAAAATGGTTTAACTTCATTCTTATCAGCAACTCTACATGGGCCATTGCAAATTACATACACATACTCAGTCCCAGTTGGAATAATTGGGAAATATAACCCATTCTTACCTTCCTCAAGCATATCATAACCATCAACTGGCTTATAGTTACCACTCTTAGCCCCAACAACATAGTTAGGGTTAATTCGCTTCATAGCTCTCTCAAACGTATCCCTCCAACCAAATATAAATCTAGTATGTTTGAATATCTTACCATACATTGGATTTGGAACCTTGTTACCAAATTTATCCGTTATCGTCTTATTCATATAAGTATCCATAGATGATATGTAATACGCAGTACCAGTAGTCATGCGTTTTGGGTCTTGGTCTAAGAATTTTCGTATGTCATTTGAATACCTTTCTTCGCTTACAAATTGTTCTCTAAGCAATTTTTTAATGATATTTTTCATATAATTGGTCTCTTTTATTCATAAATATTATATTTATCATAAAAAAGATTTATTATGGCAAATGAAATCAAACTTTTTAAAACAAAGTTAAAAACACAAACTGGAGAATACCCAATAGTATACATAACTGGTGACGTATTTCCTTATAAAGAAATTCTTAAATCAAAGAACGCAAAATGGAATAACCCAAACAAATTTTGGTTTTGGTTCTTAGGGAAAAATGAACAAGAAACAATAGAAAAACTCATCAAACCAGCTCTTAAAGAAATTAAACAAGTACAAAACTTACCATTTGATATCGACGAGATAATACAAAACATATCCGAAAATAACCCATCAAATAACCCTGAACTTAAATTAACCAAACAAGAAGAAGAAGAAATCAAAGCTAAATTGGCCGATTTCAAAAATATGCTTGTAAACATAGAAAATGATGAACAGTTTAAAGAAACTTTGGGAAACATCATCGCATTCAAAGGCGCGCAAGGTTACGATTTTACATTCGGAAACACAATCCTTATACTTATTCAAAACCCTAAGGCATCAATTGTTAACAGCAGAAAAAACTGGCTTGAAAAATACAACAGAACAGTTAACGAAAATGCAAGACCACTTATGGTGTGGGCACCACAAGGAGCTAAGGTTAAAAAACCCAAAGACCAAGAAGAACAAACAAAACAAGAATACTTAAAAGCAGTTGGTAAAAAATCCTATGACGAATTAACACCTAACGAAAAAATACAATTAGATAAATTAATAAGAGGTTACACCCTAGCTTCTAAATTTACATTCGCGCCAGTATACGACGTGTCAGATACAACACAAATAGAAGGAACCGAAGACTATATCGAAAAAGCTAGAGCAGCCAAAAAAGACATAAAATGGTACGAAGAAAATCTTATATCAGATGAAGTAAGACCAATATATCAATCACTTATGGAATTCTGTGATGAGAAAGGTATAAAAACAGAATTAATAGACGACCTAGATGGTGCTAGAGGTTCAAGCGGTAGCGGTATAATTAAACTTCTTAAAAATGAAGGCAACGATGTCGGTCTTACCAAAACACTCGCTCACGAAATTACTCACGAATTACTTCACCAAAAATATCTATCAAACAAAGGCGACGAATCATCTAAATTTTATATCGGTAGAGGTATAACACTACAAACCGTTGAACAACAAGCCGAACTATCAGCATGGATGTTTATGTACGCGTTCGGTTTTGATGTTAAAACAACAAGTCTTAACTATACAATCATGTGGGGTGGAAACAAAGAAAATATGGTAAGAGTGTTCGATACCGTATCTGGAGTGGTAAACTACCTTATCGATTATGTTAACAAGAAAATAACAACACTTGACGAATCAATGGGTAACCCATCACACGGTAACCATGTCTCACCAGATGAAATAGCAAACCTTCTAGGTGTGGAAAAAGACTACAAAGAAATAATACAAAAACAACAAATAAAAGAATCACTAAGAAAAAAATTATTCATATAAAAATAAAGGGCCATTTGGCCCTTTTTTTATTTAAAATTCTCTCTAAGCATATTCTTTATAAAAGCCTTGCTTTCATTTAAACTTATCTCACCAAGTCTTTCTTGTAACAACTCATTAAAATATTCCTCACTAACATCAGGAATATATCTATCATCCAAATAAAAATCAGGTTTATCAATCCAACTATCAGAAACCATCTCATTAAATATACAATCACTATCATCATTACAATTGTCAGCTATCTCTTCATAAACATCATCCTCCAATTCATCAATCAGTTTGCCCAAATCAACACGCATGCTAACACCAGTATCATCCAACTTCTCAACACCACCATATTCCTCAAGCGAACTTTTTAATTGTTTGTATATGTAACTAATATAATCATCACGCTCAGCATCGTTGACAGATAACTGAATCGCGTTTATAACCTCTTGGTCCTCATCATACTCCTCAATCATTTCCTCAAGACTCATACTATCATCAAATTCAACACCATTCTTTGCCGCCAGCTCCCTTAATACATTTATTATCTCAACTGTACTCTCATTATTAACATGATACTCCAATGCACTCTTCCAATCAGCATCATAATTATCCCATAAGTCATAATCATCACCACTCAACACACTCTTAATAACATGAGAATAATTACTGTCTACATATCTTTCAATATTATCAACAGCAATCTCAATGTTAACATACTCCTCAGGCAATTCAGGAATAAGACCCAAAGCAAATAATTTCTTCTTAAGACTTCTCTTGTTAAACAACTCAGGACGCTTAGCAAATACCTCTTTTATAACATCATCACTGAAATCAGTCAACTTGAAGTCACTAGCGCTATCATATTCACTACCAAACCCCTTGATAAAATAATCATCACCATTCTTTAAGAATAACAACGGATATATAAACTCATGATACTTAGCCTCAGGCTTAGAGTTCTTGCCACCCTTCATCTGATACACAATGCCATCTTTGCTTATGGCAGCAGTAAGTATTGATTTGTTAAGTGTATGCTTCTCACTAAGCGGAATGACTTGTCTAAGAGAATAAATATCCCCAGCACCACTAGTACCACAATGACCCATACGGTCACACTCTTCTTTAGAACTTGACGTTTGCAAATCAGCCCAATAAAACCCATTGCCATTCTCATCCCTAAAGTCAAGTATAATAGGATTCTCTTCAATATAGTTAATATCACCTTGACCAACCTCCAATTCATCATGCCATTTATTTGAAGCCAAGTATAAATCCCTAAAAGATAAATTCTTATTCTCACCCAAGTTACCGTTAAGACCAACTCTAATCCAGTCCATTATAGAAGTAATAATTTGACGGTTTGAACGAATGTATTTTTCATAGTTTAATTCGTCTATGACCATCTTGTACTTTTGTGCTTGTGTCACATTATCAGGAAATGTGCCATGCTCATTAACCCCTTGTTCAATAATCTTGTTCCCAATCAAAACACTCAACGGACCACAAAGCCTATCCAACATGTCAGCCGACTCCTCATCCCACCCAATCTTGTTAATGAGAATATCTTTCTTTGAAGCCTCTACAATAAGACCCTCTCTAAGTATATTGCGTATGTTTGTATTCATTTTACTTTTTTTATGTATTTATAAATATAATTTAAAACATTAAAAAATATGAAACATACCATAAAACAACTGCTAAGAGAAAACTTTGTATTCGACGATAAAGACTTCGCAAAGAATAGACTTGCTGGCGCCGAAAAAATAATAGCAAACGCAAAAGAAAAAGGTGGCGACGCAATGCTAACATATAACCACTTTAACGTAAAACCAGCTTATTACAAAAAAGCCATAGACGGAAAGTTTGATATAGAACAAGCCATAAAAGAATACAACGAAACTTACAACAAAATATCTCTGGATATGTCCCAAACACAATTCCAAAAAGAAGTGGGTAGACTCGAAGTGCTCGGTGAACTAATCATTAAAAACAAAACCAAATAACACATGGCCACATTAAATGTTACAATACCACACTTCTATGCTAAGATGAGAATCGAACACATGTACCAACACGATGGTAGAGAAGGAATGCAAGACGTAATTATTTTCGGTGCCCAATCTGTAGGCGGCAAAGCACTAACCTTTCACGTAATGACAGAAGAAGGCGCCGTTAGGTCAAGAGTGCCAATCCATATGATAGCATGGAAAGAAGATACACCAAAAATGTCACTAGACCATCTTCAACTATGGGACTGCTTTGGATACGAAATAACTTGTACCGTTTATGATTACTTATTGCAATCTAGAGTAAAAGTAGTATTCAAAGACGGAACAAATGAATGGGGTAACTATATAATGACATTTGATTGGTATGACAACCCATACTCTAACGAACCAACACAATACAAAGCAGCTCACCTAATCAAATTAGATAACGGTAACTTTGCCCTACAACCAAACAATAGACTAATGTGGAAAGACATGTCGTTTGTAACACAACCCTTTCCAGAAAAACCAGATTGGATGGTGGATGATAAAGAATGGTGCTGCGAATCAGTTTCAGATAGATGGACAATTAAAAAAGGTGACGAAAATACATACTACTATAATCTAAAAGAACAAAACAAAAATAAATAATATGAAGAATATAATAAAAAAACTTCTTAGAGAACACCTATTGTTAGAAGGTAAAGCTTACCCATATCAAGAAACCGAAAAAAGTGATTACGGTGTTAAATATGAATTTACAGCTGACAATATACCATACATTGTTACCCTAGTCACAGATAAACAAAAAGAAACATACGAATTAGGTTTCAATGTGGCTGACGCAGAATCTGTAGCACATAGAACAAAAAAAGACTTAACTCACTTAAATAACGTTCTAGCAACATTAGACGATATTGTAAAAGACGCAGTACATAAATATAGAATTAAAAAAATAGTATTCTCTGGAGCAAGAGAACAATCAGATAGTGATATACCGTTTATTGACCCACTAAGACTTAAGGCATATTTAAGATACTTAACACAACATCACCCCAACGCTAATATAGACAAAGATAGATTTGGAAATGCAGTTATATTCATGAATTCAATATATCCAGAAGTCTTTGAACAAAATAAAGACGATAAAGAAAAACTCTTAGACCTGTTAAAGATTATTAGCGACGAAAATCCAAATGATTGGAGATTCGATAATAACTTTGAAATTAACCAATATGACAATAAGTTACAAGGTGAAACCGACGCCATAGAAAATTCAACACATGGAGCCGCTAGAATTGAAATTAATTATTTTGATAACTATGAAGTGGAAATTGAATTCTATGACTCAGACGAAATCTTTAATAAAGAATTTAAAAACTTTGATAAACTTTTAGAATATATCAAACACGTATTCTTAAACCAATAAATAAAGAGGTGCTAATATGGTGCCTCTTTTTTTTTGCCCCAAAAATTTCCCAAAAAAAATTTTTTTGAAAAAGGGCTTCTTTATATTTCACTTAGAAAAATTCCCCAGAAAAAAAAATCTTATATAGGTCCCTTTTTTTCATCTAAAAAAATTTTGGAAAAAAAATTTCGCGAACATCATCATGCCCCGCTCTTGGCTCGGCATGGGTAACGTAGGGGAAGGGGGGTAACGAGGAAGGGGTGTAGGGGGGTGTATAGGGGGTGTATTTTGCTTGTATTGAATTATCTTTGTAAAAAGGTATATCGTGTCCAGAATTAAACAAAGTTGTTTAAAACGCTTTATTTGAGTTGCTGTAAAATAAATTAGATATACAAATAATAATATAAATTTTAACATAAATTTAACATTTAATTATAGGGCAAAAAATAAGGGCTAAATTTTAGCCCTTATTAAATTTATTATCTTATCACGATATACTTAACTTTGTTAAGCGTTATTTCTTGAATGTTTGAAAGGTAAACAGTACGCCACAAAATTTCTTTTTCAGTACCTTGATTTGTCGCTTTGCTTGGTTCAGGCAAATAGTTTTTAACTTGGTCAAAACTCACTTTTTTATCATCAGCAAAATATTCCGTAGTAGGTTTAACATTATCATTTGGTCGGTATCTAACAACCGACTTTTGATTTTTTACATTTCTACAAAAGAAATCGTTATTGCCAAAAAATTCTAATTCCATAACCGCCTCGCCTCGTTTGTAGTCCGTTTCGGGTTTATCTTCTCGCTTTAATTGATTAATAACTTGTTTTTCGTAATCAGCGTTAAAAATACAACTTACTTTACTTTGCTTTTGAATAACCGCAAAAGGGTTTTTTTCTTTTGTTACTCTGTCTTTTACTAACGCTTTTGGTATAGTAGTTTGAAAGATAGTACCAAAAACCGCCATACCTTGAACAACTTTAAAATTTTGTAGAATTGCTTGTAATTCTAACTCTGTAACTCTTAAAACTTGATTTTCCATAATAAATAAATTTAGATTAAAAAATGATTTTTTGTCTTTTTGACGTTGCAAATATACAAAATAAATTTAATTACAACTAAAAAATAAAAAAAAGTTTTATTTTTTTTTTTATTAAATTTAATAATAATAATAACACACGTTACACGCCCACACACACGTTACACGCACACACACACGTTACACGCATACACACGCATATACACACACACACACACACACACACACGTTACACGCATACACACGTTACACGCATACACACGCATACACACGTTACACGCATACACACACGTTACACGCATACACACACGTTACACGCATACACACGTTACACGCATACACGTTACACGCATACACGTTACACGCATACACGTTACACGCATACGTTGGTTGTTTAATTTATTTGCTGCTGCTTAATGTTATTTAATTTATTCACGTGGTTTAATTAATTTACTTTTGTTATTCACGTGGTTTAATTTATTTGCCTTGCACGTGGTTTAATTAATTTACTTTTGTTATTCACGTGGTTTAATTTATTCACGTGGTTTAATTTATTCACGTGGTTTAATTCATCAAGTTTAATTTATTTGCCTTGCACGTGGGCGCTGACACAAAAGTGTACATAGACACGTTTTAAAGCGTTATTTTTTAGTTTTGGTATCAATATACCATTTTTATATAAAAACGCTTTAAACAATAAAAAAACGCCCTTTTGGGGCGTTTCTTGGTTGTTGTGTTGTTTGTGGTTTATGATACCAATTCAAAAAGTTCTTTTTCAGTTTTTAAGATTACCTTTGAACCTACGCCACTAAAAACGCTATCTTTATCTTTGGTATTAATTGAGTGGTTTGCGTAATGTGTAAAACCATTATATAAACCGAATAAGGTTGCACCTGTACGCCCGATTTCCAATTCAATACTATTGTTGATTAAATCAATAGTAGCTTGTTTTTGTTTGTTGTAATCGCCATACTTCGCCATATCAATAGCCATAATTCTGTTGATGTACTTGTTAACAACTTCTTGGTTGATTTCAACTTTTTGCATACTTGCGTAAATTTGGTTTACGTTTTCAACTTGCCCCATACAACGAACAACGTCGTTAAACATACCTACAATTTTGCCCTGATTTCCCTTAACGTTTTTGAATGATGTAGTAAATTCTGTAAAAGATTTTTTTGCACCATTGGTACAAATTAAACGCATAGTACTTAAAAACATTGATGTAGGTACTTTACCATTTAAACCGATTTGTAGGTTTAATGTAGGTATAGTAACATCTTCTTGTTTTCTTAAATTGATATAGCTTAACGGCTCTAAATCAATAGAAAAACGTACAATTTCACCGCCTTTCACTTCTGTATAACGCAAGTTTGCGGTATCTAAACCATATTCTAAAATTGCATCACAAAACGCTTGAAATACGGCTCTAGGTTGTGTAGGTGCGAAACGATTACCAACGATACCTAATTGGTTTCCACCAACGCTTTTAAATACGCCATACCAATCAACAACATTAAAGTTAGGGTCGGCAACCATAAGCGGTTTCATTTCCACGTCAAATAATTGGTTTTCGATGTTTGCAACGTTTTCGTTAGCTTTTGCGATGTTTTTTAAGATTTCCATAATGTAAAAATTTAAGTTAAAAAATTTGTTTTGTGTCATTTTGACTTTGCAAATGTAAGGTGGTTTAATTTATTGACCTAATTTGAAATGTTAAAATTTTGTTAAAATTTATATTAACATTAAAAACAAAAATTGTTAATAACTTTTATGGAAATTATTTCGGTATTTCAAAGAAACGTATATATTATAAAATTAATAATAAATAATAATATACGCATACGTGCGAGTGTATGCGTTGTTTAATTTATTTAGTTATTTATTTTGTTCGTTGTAGCATTTTACAAAGTGTACACATGCTTTATATGTTGCTAATATTTTAGTTACTTCAAGTTCTGAAAAATACTCTTTTGATGTTTCTTCTATATAGCATACATTTTCTCGTACCTCTACAACCACACCTAAACTCTCAATCTTTTCTACTACTTGCATTAACCAATTCCAATCTGAATGAAATTTTAGATATTCTTTTGTTAATAGTTGCCCATCAAAATCATAAGTTCCAAAACCATTAAAACTTGGTTGCATAAACTCTGCTAAAAGTATATTGTTTTCTATTGTGTTCATAAGTCATTTAATTTAATTTAATTGGTTTTACGTGTGGGTATGACACAAATGTGTACACAGTTATCTGAATATGTAGATTAATAATATTACAACTATTAATAAAACTGCTTTGATGATGATTAACTTTTTCATACGTGAATAAATTTATTGAGTTAATTAACACAAATAAGCATTGTTACTTTTGCTGATTTTAAATCCACTTCAACAAAAGGGTTTTGCTCTAATTTAACTTCTTTGTTTTCAGAAGTTCTAGCGTAAAAAGAAACTGAAACTGATTTCATAATGATTTTAATTTAATTGGTTAAACGTGTGCAAATATATAATAATATTTTAACATAAAAAATAAAACCCCACTTTTTTTTTAGTGGGGTCATTTAATTTATTAACTTCTGCGTTTATGTCTATGGTCAAACTTATAAAGTAGTTCGTTGTATATGTGTGCTCTAATACAACCAAAATAATAATAAGTATCTTTACCCAAAAGTCTAACACTAACACAACATATATTCAACCCTACTGCTGAAATGTGTTGAAAATTGCCTTGTCCTTTGAGAGTTAATTGCAATTTGTTGTTAATGTTTGCTTGGCAAAAATCTGCAAGTTGTTGCTCTGATGCGTTAAATAATTGTTCGTTTGTCATAATGAATTAATTTAATTGGTTAAACTTGGAACAAATGTATAACAATTATTTTACAATACAAAATTTATTAAAAAAAAAACCCTATTAAATTTAATAGGGTTTAAAATCAAAAATTAACAACTTTAAATATATGGAAACTAAAAATCTTTATAACCCCATTACAATACCTATTGTAACTTGACTAAACGTATCGTAACCTAAATTGATAGCAACTTTATTGCTTAAATTATAACCAACATAACCGCCTAACATTGTTGAATAAGGCGTAACTTCTTTTTCAAAGATATTATAGTTATCGTTTGGCGTTTTATCAATCCAATTCGCTTTATTTTGTTTACCATATCTAACACCAAAAGTATATCTTTCATATTGATAACCATAGGTTAAATATAGTGTTTCATTTTTAAATTCTTCGTTTTCTACTTTAGCACCATTAATTTCTCCAGCATAACCGCCACCGATTATATGGTTATTAAATTTAACGTAAATTTCGCCACCTAATGATTTAAGTGTACCGATGTTAGCAACAAGTCCAAAATGACTTTCTCTATCGTAATTTCTTTTACTTTTATAACATTGTGAAAATGTTAATGTAGAAACTAAAAATAATACTGATACTAATAATACTTTTTTCATAATTCAATAAATTTAATTGGTTTTGTGAGTGCAAAGGTAAAACAATTTCCCACTAATACAAGTGGGAAAATGTTAATTTTTTGTTAAAATTCTCTTTGTTCTAATTGTATTGTAATTTCATCTAATTCTAATTTGATATGATTTCTAATTACATCGTCAATTAATTTAATAACGTATTCTTTATATGCGTTATAATCTTGTTTTTTTGATTTAACAAAATAATAACTTGTAACTTTGTTGCCACTAAAATAATTCCAATCTGTGTCTTCGTGTTGTTTATATTCTTTAATAAATTTATTCACTTTAACACAATATTCGCCAAATTGAATACTTGTTGATATTCTTGTTTTAGTATGATGATGAAAAGAAACTCTTATTGTTTTGGTTTCTCTTAATAAATTTAAGTCAGGGTCAGCGAACATTGTAAAACTGCTTACCATTGGTCTTGGTACTTCTACTAAATTGATTTTCATAATACAATAAATTAATTGGTTTTGTGAGTGCAAAGATATAACAATTATTTTACTTTACCAAATAAAGTTGTTGGTCTTGTTCTTTTTGTTAAAGTAGTATCACTAACTTTAATACATTGTTGTTTACCATTAAGCAAAACAATAGCAATATCAAATCCTTGGTGCAACACCATTACATTTTCGTTTGTTGGTTTATATATCGTTGTCATATAATATAATTTAATTTAATGAGTACTACGCGTAATAGACACAAATGTGTACACTATGATAATAAATTTATTAACCATATACCAAAGGCAACAATAAAATATTTGTGCCATTTAATTTTTTTAGTTTTCATATATAACACCTAATTTAATTTGTTTAAGTCTTTTTTTAAATTGCTCAAAATCTTTTACACTTTCTTTGATAGTAAATGCTTTTTTATAGCGTTTATCTTGTCTGTGTAAATCAATTTCTTCATCAACATTAAAGTTATTAACATAGCGTTTAAATTCTTCTATGTTGAAAGGCATAAGCGTTATTATCATATTAACACCACCATTTGTCCACGTTTCAAGTTCAGCACATTGTTGATTATCTTGTTCAAATAAATGTACCTTGAAATCAGCGTTTTCGAATAAGTCAATTAATTTAGTTTGTGTTACCATAACTGAATAATTTAGTTTGTGAGTGCAAATATATAACAAATAATTTACACTCACAAATATTTTTATAAAATAATTGTTGGTACGTTAATATTAGTTTTATCATATAAAATACCTACAACATCATTAAATAACTTTACCAAATGATTATCCATACAATTAGCAATTCTTTTACCACTCAATAAATTTATTCCGCAATACAATTTATCTTGGTCTTGATTAATAGTAACCCAATCAGTATTAAAATCCATTCTATAAATTATATTATCTTTCGATATAATATAACTCTTTTTTCTTGGACTGATTTTCTTCGGAGAAACTTCATACTTCAACTTGATTAATTCATCAACCAAAAGAAGTCTTTTTGCATATCTATTAGTAACTGCCATAATACATTTAATTTAATTGGTTTGTGAGTGCAAAGATATAACAATATTTATTTTATACCAAGATAAACTTGTTGTCTAATCAATCTACCTTTTTTGTCTAATTTAAGAATATAATTAAATTTATCACTACATCTATACACTTGATATTTAGTTTCTTTAAATTGAATGTAAACATCTTTTAATGGTACATCAACAATTTCTTTGGTTGAATAACAAGAAACGAATGTTATTGAAACGATAAATAATACTACTAATTTTTTCATTGTTTAAGTGTTTTAATTGGTTTGTGAGTGCAAAGATATAACAATTAATTAAACTACCAAATATTTATGTAAGTTTTTTAAAATTTCTTTCAAGCACCATTTTTGCATTGGGCAAGACACTCAATCGTATCTCAACATAATCAATTGGATATTCCCAACCAATATGAAATTTATCTCCACTTGGTAAAGTTAATGACTCCGTACATTTATAACAAGGTTTTGGTTTATTGCAAACCATATTATGTAAACTCATAAGCTATTTAATTTATCTTGCTCTTAATTCAATTCGGTCTGTAACGTCTAAATAGGTATCAGCTTTTAATTCAAATGAAACCCAAAAATCTTTTTCATCTGCTCTGCTAACTTCACAAGTGAAATCAATATTATTTGATTTAAGAAACTCGCATAATTTATCTTTATCGTCATTTAATTTAATTTCGTGTTTGTTATTAACAAAACGATAAAAATTAATTGCAAATCGTTCCAATATTGCAAACACACTTTCATTGGTTTCTAACCAAGTTAAATCTAATACTAACCCAAATTCTTTATTTTTCATAAGTTATTAAATTTAATCAGTTAAATTAAGTTTTTCCAAATCTTCTTTAGCGTCTTTTAAATCAACATAAACATTAATTCTATCTTTACCATTTATTCCAAATATGGTATATCCTTGATAAATAATATAACCAATTTCAAGTTTACCTTTGTATTGATATAAACGTGTTTCAATCCAATACCCAGTGTTTAAATTGAATAATTTTTTTAATATTTTCATAAGTCATTTAATTTAATCAACAATACCACTACCATAAAACTCGCCAAAGGTACACGCTCTTAATCTGTCAAGCGTTGCACTATACATATACTTTGAATACTTTGTACCCCATTTGTTTGGTGGAAAAGTGGTTTCCCAATCATTTGCCAATACAATTTGGTTTTCATTCATAACACCCTCATTCCAAAGCTCATTCCAATTTTCTTGGTCAAATTCAACACCCACTTTAGATTCAAAGCGTGTGCCTTTGTATTCAATTCTTTCAGTAAATTGTCTTGTCATAACTAATTTATTTAGTATTTCTGCTTAACACAAATTTTTCAGTAAAATCCCCATTACCCCATTTGGTTTGTAGGATAGAAAACTCCCCTTTACCCAATGAATTTAAGTAGTCGATACGTGAGGTTTGAACCCCATTAAGTTTTCCCGAATAACCAATTTGGTTAAAGTCTTTTCTTTGTTGTTCAGATAAAAAATGTAGTGGGTGTCCGAAAATTTCCCTAACTTCGCCCATTGAAGTTTCAAATTGATAAGTTTCAAGTACCATAGCAAATAAATTTAATTGGTTTAACGATGCAAAGATATAACAATTTTTTAATATACCAAACAATTATTAAAAATTTTTTATTTGTTCATATAATTGTTCGGCTTGTTCTTTGCTTTCCGCCCATATTTTATATCCCTTTATAATATACCAATCCTTACCCTTGCTGTTCAGAAACACCATTCTCTAATATTGTTGCATTAATTAATTCAAGTCTTTTTTCTTTAAGCATTTTTATTTTATACTCCAATATTTGAATTTCCATATCCAAAGCAATAATATTGTTATGGTCATAAAGTTTAAGAAACGCATTTTTAATATTATGATAATGTAACATTAAACGCTTATTATACTTGGCATATAACTCAAATTGTGCAATACCATACATAACGCTTGCGTGGTCTTTTTTCACACTCTTACCAATAAGATGATAACTTTGTGTTGGTGCTAATTCCCTTACTATTTTATAATAAAGTGAACGTATTTCAACTATCGGTCTTAATCGGCTTGTTTCGTTTATATCAATACCTGTTTCGGTTTTGATTAAATCTTTTACTATCTCATTAACTTCATACATAAGTCATTTAATTTATTGGGTTACACGCATAGACACAAATGTGTACATACTTTAATTAGAAGTAATTAAAACTGAATTTTTATTTGCTTTTTCAATTAACATCATCACTTCTTCTACATTTTCAGTAACTTTAAAACCACCATTATTATGTGTCAGAACGCCAATATTTGTACCATTCTCATACTCATAAACATCACCAATTTGTGCAATGTTAATGTAAACGTTATTTTTTGAACTTCTTGAGGTAACTTTAATAAATTTTAACATAATTCATTTTATTTAATTGGTTTAACTATGCAAAGATATAACAAATATTTTACACTACCAAATATATTTACAAAAGTTTTTTAAGTCGGTTGATATACTTATCGTTCTCGGCAAACTTCTTTTTGTTATCGATAACTCTATTATCCAATCTAATATTTTCAATACACAATTTATGGTTTTCTATTTCTTTGGTATCAACAATATATTTTACTTTGGCAAATAGTTCTGAATAGTTTTTGCCAAAATGCAAATCAATTCTATCTTTGAAGAAACGTTGTCCGTTCTCAAATTCTAATTCTCGACCATTGTCAGAAACAACTTTGTAATTCTTACCAAACTCAAACCCATAATTGTCGGTCAGTGAAATAAGAACTTTATTAACATAATCCATAACGATATAATTTAATTGGTTTAACGATACAAATGTATAACAATTATTTTACACTACCAAAAATTTTAACATTTTTTTTTATAAAAAGAAAATCCCGCATTTCTGCGGGAAGTTCACACCAATTAAATTAATTAACGTTATGGTCAATCAATAAGTTAAATTTGTTGTACATAAAAATATCAGCAAGGGTTACTTGGTCTTCATCGGTAAAAGTACCAAGTCTATATTGTAAAATTACTTTTCTAAAATTCTTGGCAATCAATTTATGGTCGCCTGACAACTCAAATTCAAGTCTTTGTTTTCCGTTATTCTCAACTGCAACAAAGATAGGTTTTTTGGCTTTCTTGTCTTTTAAAAAGACATTATAAGTACTATTCTCATTTGCCAAAGGGTGGTTTAATTCAATGTGTTCTACTAATAGTTCCATAACATTTTATTTTAAATTGGTTATGCAAAGGTATAACAATTATTTTAATATCCAAATCTTTTTTTATAATTTCTTATTTCTTCTTTATCTCTTAAAATATTGTTAGAATAAAAACCACTCAATACCATTTGTAAATCCTTATTCGGAATCAATGAAGTATCAAAATTTGGGTGTAATATCGTAAAGTAATGTAATTGGTTATAGTAATAACCAAACTCATAAGTCGTTTCACCACTTTTAATCGTTTCTGCCGTACCATTATCAAACTCTTGGATATATTCCATTAACTTTGGAATATCTTGGCTTAAATCTATTAATTCTTTTGGTTTCCCTCCTAGAAAATCAAATATTGGTGGTAATTTTTTTGACATCACTTGTTTAATTTAATTGGTTTAACGATACAAAGGTAAGAATAAAACCGACACTACCAAATAGTAGTGTCGATTTTTTCAGAAATAAATAAATATATAGAATGGAAATAAATTATTTACTTAATTCAGCTAACTTCTGCTGACAAATTTCAAGTGTTGGGATAACTATATCGTAGTTATTTTCATCGTTAGGGTCTTTGTTAATACCATAAAACGCACCAATTTCTTTTTTATAAAAATCGCCACAAGTTTCGTAGTTTTCACAAACATACTTTAACTCCATTAGTTTTTGTTCATCTTTGCTTAACGATTCCCAAAGAATTGCATTTTTTCCAAATATCAGTTTAAAATATTTGTGGTTTTTAATAACCTCACATAACGCTTGTTTTTCTTCATCACTATTAAAACCTATCTTGTTGGCAAGTGTAGATAAACCACTATTTCTTAATTGAGTTTGCAAAGAACCAACATTGTCAATCGGTAAATCCCCAAGCATTGCATTTGTACTATCTTGAATTTCCCAATCATCAATCGCTATAACAATTTGAGTTTTATTGTTTAAACTTTTTTCATACAAACGAGCATAGTAATCTAAATCAATACTGAAATTACCACGTTTCATAGTGAATTTTCCTGTTAATTCACTCGAAACACCCTCTGTAATTGATTTTGTTTCAGTTTTACCTTCAAGGACTTTAAGTCCACCTAAAATGTTTTCCATAATAAAATTATTTAATTGATTAATAATGGTGCAAATGTATAACAATTATTTAACCTACCAAATATATAAGTGTTAAAATTTTGTTAAAAAAGAAATGGGGTAAATAAATTTACTCACCCCAATTCCAAATACAGAATTATCTGTGTCAGTCTGTTACCTTATTTTCAGCCATGAATATGTATCAACCCTCAGGTTGCCCTTACTAAAACCGCTGATTGACAAATAAATTTATTTGCATAAGATAATGCCTACATTGCCGACAAGCAAGGATTCCTTATTTGGTTAGCAAGGGTCTAAATCCGAAATGGACATATATATCGTAATTAAATTTATTCTGTTATTTGTACTATTTTGCAATAGTCTTTTAATTCATCAAGTGGGATTCTTTGTCGGTTACTTGTTGAATAATAACCTTGTTGTTCATAACGCTTTACCCACTCATCTAATTTTTGTTCAGCAACTTCTACACTTGGATAAGTTTCTTCTCTGTCGATAGCAAACCCATCAGGACTTAATACTTCAAATTGTGTCATAACTATATTCTTTTATTTGGTTTATTCAATTTCTCTTGGGTTAAATGTTACTTCTCCCTCATTAGTGAAGTCTGCACCGCAATCATCACAACATAACATTGTTTGAGGAAAATCAAAATCCTCTCGGATATTTGTACTTATACATATTGGGCAAGTTTCCATAAGTCATTTAATTTAATCACCACTATCTACTCTATGAACTACTTTGTATGTTATATCTTCGATATTAACATCAAACGAATACTCATTGTAACAACGACCTAAATTTTTAGTTTCGTGTGTGTTTGGGATTTTCAACTCGTTTAAGGCTTGATAAAACTCGCCATCTTCTTTTCTCCAACCATTCGCAGTACCCAAGTTGATTACATTGTTTACCGCTTTTGCTTTTACTTTTTCTGCTAATGTGTTTTCCATATGTTATTTTATTTAATTGGTTAATGGTGGTGCAAATATATAACAATAAATTTACACCACCAAATTTTTTTTAATCAAATTCACTTTCAAATGTAGCGAAGTTCGCTTTTTTCTGCAAAAATGGTTTAAGTTCTTTTACGAATTGTTTTTCAACATCACTCGTATATAAACTACCCAACGCCGATTTAACCACTTCAATAATTGGCGTGTTTGTTGTTGTATCTAAAAATACACAAGTCATAACAACACCCCAATCCTTTGGTACGCTACCATGGTTTCTATGTGAAACCTTTGCACGTTTTAACCCTCGTTCAATGGTTACTATTGGCGTTTGGTAAACATCAACTTCATCATCGTACCAATCAATTTCATCAAAACAAACTCGTAACTTCTGAAGTTTTTTGGTTTTGGTTGCTTTCCAAAAGTCTTCAACTTCTTTAGCAAGTCTTTCCTCATTAACGTACAACTCACTTTTACGGCTACTACCTTTAAAATCAGAATTAATTTCAAGTTTAATTGTTCCGTCAGATAATCTACTTGTGCTTATTGTTAAGCATTCGTTTGTAAAAAGATTTCTCATTGTAAAATAAATTTAATTGATTAACGAGTGCAAATGTATAACAATTATTTAACCTACCAAATATATAAGTGTTAAAATTTTGTTAAAAAATAACCCACTATAAAAGTGGGTTATTAAATTTATTTAGCTACATCAAAAGTTTTAGTCCAAATTTCTTGAACTTGTTGTTTGAATGTTTTTTCGTCAGCCGAAAATTCATTTTTGCTATCCTTTGAGAATTTAATAATAGCGTTAGATAATTTCTTATAATCGCCATTAATAAATTTAGGTTTCGTGAATTTCCAAATTGAACGTCTTGTGAATGAATAGTTAGGTATAAATTCACGCATACGTTTTACTTCTGCCAGTAATTTATCACTATCTTTTTCATTCTTGAATTTCAATTCCCCAAGCTGGAAATTTTTAGTTGAACCACTACCACAATAAATGTGTAATAAATCCGTAATACTTAAATCCGTTTCAGTTAAAATCTGTTTGAATTTAACATACTCATAAATTCCACCCTCTGCAAAAACTTCCAAATAAATTTGGTTAGTCCACTTCTTCAAATTGTTATTCAAAAATGCAATAAACATTTTTACATTAGCAATCGTATCGTCATTTAATTTAACCACTTTAATATCTAATGGTAAATTTAATAACTTTCCACTTGTAGCTCTGTGATTTCCGTCAGCAATTATTCTAATCTTTTTACCGAAAGCATTTGTTTCCAACACAATAATTGTAGTTGTTTCAGCACCAAAAGTAAGCATACTTTCCATAATCATTTTAACGTGGTTGTCATCAACCTTTCTTGATACACCAGCTAAATAAGTGTATTTCAAATAATCAAAACTTTGTTTTTTAGTTTCAATAACTTTTGCTAAATTCTTAATTTGTGTTTCCATAATAAAACATTTAATTGGTTAATTGTGGTGCAAAGATATAACAATTTTTTAACCTACCAAATATTTTTTTATTTTTTTTTTATTATTTGTTATTAGTTTCTTTAATTCTATTAATCATTAAACTTTTAGCTTGAGAATCAGTTAATTTAACAATATTGTTATGAATAGGATAACAAACATAATATTGACCTTGTTCATCAATAATTAATTCATACGTTAATGTTTTAACAAGAGATATTTGTTTTTTAGTTATCTTTGCCATGTGTTTTGACTTTGCTCTTAATTGAGGGTTATCGGTATCAGTACCCATTGTAATGTGAGCCTTGTTTGCAGCAATAACTCTAGTAGAAACACCAAAATGGTCAGCAACCATTTGGTCAGTGTAATGACTGTTCTCTCTTAAATAACTTCTAATCGCTTTGTTGTCGTGTGTTTTTTTCATATTATATTAATTTTGATTTTATTATATTACAAATATACCAATAAATTTAATAAATCACAATATTTTATATGACTTATTTTAAGATTATATAAGACAACATAATAAATTAAATGACTCTCAATATCATTTTAAATAGAAAAGGGCATATAAGCAAGCTTATACACCCCAATCATTCACCAACCAATTAATCTAATTATGACAAACAATTAAATTTGTGGGGAAGACGGGATTCGAACCCGTGACCTCTGGTGTATGAAACCAGTGCTCTACCCGAACTAAGCTACTTCCCGAATTCTATTACATTGTACTTCTGTAATAGCGCCCAAAGTTGTCGACCACTTTGAACTTGGTTTATTCAACCCATTTAATTTATTGAGTAGGTGACACTAACAAACTGCCGTTTGTGCAAGTGGATATTACCTTACTACGAACCAATCATCGTAACTCGTTCTTAAACAACTCTACCCAATAAATTAATTAACGTATGCGGTGCGCCTACCGAACATAACGAAACTCAACGCACCCATAGACACAAATGTGTACATACGTTATTTTTCTTTTGCAAAGATATAAAATCTTTTTTAATCTTGCAAATTAATTTATCATTTTTTTTGTCATTAAATAAACCATAACAAATAATATTAAATTTGCAATTAAAACAGCAATAAATATTTCTACTAACCCAAATTCGGGATAGTACATTAAAGCGTGAACAATAAATACAAATAAAACCAATATCAAAAATTCACGCTTAATGCCCCATAAAGCTAATATAAAATCTTTCATTAACTCTCTGCTGAAATAAGTGTTTTATATTCTTCTTCGGTCAAATGCCTTGCAGTAACAAGTGGCTCATATTTGCCTTTCGGTTTAATCAAAATACAATCCCCTTGACGAATAATATCCTCAATATGCCCTTTCGGTACATTGGTTGTAATAGTCCACGCAATAGCTTGAATTGAAGTCATTTTCTTTTTATCTTCTTTTGTGTTATACCAATCATTAGGGAAATTTGTACGATAAACACTTCTTAAATCAACCCAAATAAGATATTCTCTATCGGTTGAAGTGTCTTTACATTTGATATAATGACAATCTTCCATTTTTTGCCGACTATCTAACCCTTTGCTAAATACATCGCCCTTAACCTCATACAATTCGTAAGTATCGTTATATTCAAATGTTTCAATTTCCCCATTCTCATTTACCCACGTTGTAGATTTTTTAAGAGTAGTTGAATTTAATAGCGTTGGGTTTACTTCTTTGATAAGTCTATCTAAACCCAAAGCACGAATACCAATTCTACGTTGTTCCAAGTTTGGTAATTGTGCAATATCTGAAAAATTTGCTGGAACTATATCATTCCAAAAACTCTCTAATGTTTTAAATTGTTCAGGACATTCATCGTATTTCAATCGTGCAACCTTGCACCCTAAATCGAAATCAAATGCGACATTGTCTAATACTAATTTTGCCATAATTATTTTTTCTTTAATTGATTAATTGTTTTGCAAAGATATAACAAAAAATTTACCTACCAAATATTTTTTAATATTTTTTTTTATTTAGTAGGTAAATAAATTTATTTAGTCCTCACTATATCGGTAAACATAGTGTTCAAAACTCATTTCCAATTCAATGGTTTTCTTATCTTTGTCGAGAGTATCACCTTGCACTTCTATTCTACACCAATCAGTTGCATTTTCTAAATTGTGTTCGTAATTATTAAAGTAATTGTTAATCTTTTCAAGCAATTTTACTTCAATAGCAATCAGTTCATCAGTTTGTACGAAATCAACTTTATAGTTTACGTTAAGTTCATTTTCGTCTATACTTCCGTTAATATCATCAACGTACTTGTCAATAAATTCAACTTCTTCATCAGTCAGTTCAAACTTTTCTGTAAAAGGTTGATTTTCACACCATTCTTCTTCACTTTCTTTATCGTAAGTAAATTCGGTATCATCATCTTCATCTAATTTAATGACTACTTTTCCGTCTTCACCCATATAGTGTCCGTCAGAGTTTACATAAAAATTTACATTATCATAAACAACATCATCGAAATAGTTTTCAATATCAGTAACAATCTCACAATCAAGCAAATCATCATTTGTGTTGTAAACTTCAATACTTGTATCGTTCATACTATCACCACCACAACTGAAAACGAAATGTACTTCTTTTATTTTGAGTTCACCCCAAAGTTTTAGAACACTTGCTTTTTGTTCTTTAAGCCTTTCTTCTTTTTTAAGTCTTAATTCTTCGACTTGTTTTTCCCAATCTGTCATAATATATTAAATTTATTTAGTTTCTTCTTCTGTTTGCAATTTATCTATTAAGTCTATTGCAAATTGTGTCGCAATCGGATTTTCAATATCTTTAACGCCATTATGTAACCACGTTGGAAGTGTTAAGTGTTTTAGATAATCTTCAAGTGTTGGTACAAATTTCATTCTAAAATCTTCTGCAACGTGCAACATAGCAATATCAATCGTATCAACTCTTTTGTTATCAGAATTGATAAGGTTGTAACCAAAAATTTTTGGTATAATATGATAACAAAACCATACATTGTGAGTAATAAGTCTTGACGAATTATTATTCATACTTGCTTTCGGACTATCAATAAGTTCGTGAATTGCTAAATAATCTTCAACTTTGCCACCCCAACGCTTAACTGAACTTTGTGAGTGAATAAGTGCATTTGCCATAATAATATAATTTAATTGATTAACGATGCAAATGTATAACAATTATTTAAACTACCAAATATATAAGTGTTAAAATTTTGTTAAAAAAAACCCACTATAAAAGTGGGTTAGTTTTGAAAAAAAAATAAAAAGTAATGTGGAATTAATCCCACACTCTTGATACGCTTTGAGAGAAAGGGTTGTATTCAACTTGTTGCCCCATTACATAACCACCCTTTGTGATTTGTAAACCTCTATGCTCATTTGAGAAATCCCCATTAGGTTTTTCGTGTCTTAAAACACTATTCTCTTTAATTTTGATAGGTGCGAAATCTTTAACGATAGTATCGTTATCCATTTCAAATTTACCTACAAGCGTATGTTGGTGAATACCCTCACCCAACAGAATTGTTTTTCTTGTGTGTGTGCTTTTTGCCATAACTAAAAATTTTAATTGTTTAACATTATTTTAAAGTGCAAATATACGAATAAATATTTAACCACCAAACATTTTTTAATATTTTTTTATCGTGATTAAATTTATTCAGTTTCTTTTAACCAATGCGTAACAATTTGATTACTCACGTTAAAATGCCCCTTATTATTTGTTATAGTATAATTGGTTTCAACTTTATGTGAGTTCCCCATAGTTGTACGAGTTTTAACAACATACTTTCCAGATTGTGTCGGTTGTTCTAAAGATACGTCAATCCATTTCATAAGTAAATAAATTTAATTGATTAGTGGTGCAAAGATATAACAATTATTTTATATTTGCAAATATTATTTAGAATTTTTTAAAACTTCTTTGATAGCAACTTTTAATTCTTTAAGCTGCTCTCTTGTCATTTTTGGAATCATCATTGTATTGAAGTTTTGTTCTTTCCTTTCAGCTCGACTATCGTCATCAGGATATATATTGTTATCGGTTATTTCAATATAACCAATATTACCAACCAAGCCAACACCAACATAATGACCATTGACCAATACGTTACGTTGTGCTAATTTAAGTTTATCACTCATAAGTCATTTAATTTATTGGGTTCTACGCGTAATAGACACAAATGTGTACATACGTTATTTAATTAAAGGGGTTATTGATTAACCCCTTGTCTATCTTCATCAGCTAAACATTCACTTTCCCATTGTTGAGCATATATTAATACTTCATTAAGCGTATCTATATCCATATCTCGATACAATAAATTGTATTGGTCAATTTCATAATCACGATTGTCTTCGTAAACATCAACATCGGCACTATCATATTTGAAAAAACTTGCCAAATGAATATGATTACCCACATTTGGAATTGATACATCACAATCAGCACTAATATCAGCAGTCGTAAAACTACCAAACTCTTTAACGATTTTTTGTATATCGTCAATTAATTTATTCTTTATTGCTAATCTTGAATTTTCCTCATTCAACCCAACAAATAAAGTAATAGTTTCTTCTCCGTCATTCCATACTTCTACTTTATCAAAATACATATCAGTATCTTCATCTTCTGGGTGTCCTGTATTTCCCAATAAAGTTATATCAGCATTAGGTTTATCCAAAGCTACTAATAAATCAATAAGTTCTTTTACTTTCATAATATTAATTGGTTTTAAATTCTATGCAAAGATATAACAAAAAATTAACCCTACCAAATTTATTTTAAAATATTTTTGATAGGGTTATTTAATTTATTTACCAACTTGCTCGGTAAAGAATAACTTGTTTATCAAAATCAGTATTCTTTAATACTTTGGTTATAATCTTTTTTGTTTCAGCAACACCTTGAAAATACCACTCATCAAATTCAGTTCCACCAAAAAAGAAACCACTTTGAGTTGGTAAAAAGGTTTCAAGTCCTTCATCATTTTTGATTATTCCATCATTCAAATAAATTTTTTTCAACTTCATAGCACGTTTACAACGCTCTAATAAATCTTCTAATTTATCTTTTGTGATAAAAGAATATTGGCACTCATCTATTCCGTCTTGACATTCTTGTACAAAGAAATTGTGTATAGCATTAGCCTTACGCCAATAGCCAATATCTTCAAAAATTGAACACCATTTGAAATGTACACCACGTTGTTTAACAAGTTCGTTAAACTCATCGTAAATTGGTTTATACTCATCTTTTGACATAGTGTCTTTAACACTCTTAAACTCTTTGATAATGTTAAGATTTGAAATAGCGTTATCCACTTTTTCGTAATCCTCAACTTCAAGTCCGTTAACTTTTTTAGTGCGATATAAGTACATATCTAATCCCATAATAAAATAATTTTAATTGATTAACTTTGCAAATGTATAACAAATATTTTACACTTACAAATTTTTTTGAATAATTAATTTTAATTTTTTGCTATATGTTTTATTCTTTGAATAAACCCTATCCAAATAAGCAAAGTATTGTTGCCTTGTTAAATTTATTAAGTATCGTTGTTCATATATCAATCTATCTTCAATACTTGAACAAATATCACTATACACCGCATGACGCAAATTAGAGCCAATAGCGGTCGTTTTTCTTTTTTTTGGTAATCTTATACCAAACACATTATTATTTTGTCTAAAAACGTCTGAATTAAAGTGTCCAGATTCTAATATTGCTTGTGCTTTTACAATATCTTTAAATTTAAACTCCATATTATCAACAGCGCTAAACACCATTTCACGATAAATTTGTGTTGTTAAATTTATTTGAGTTGGTCTAAAAGAAACCAACCCAAAATAAATTAAACCAATTAATAATATTTTCTTTTTCATAAGCAATTAAATTTATTTACCAAAACATTGATTTCTGCAAATCAACTTTGGTTTCAATCCATTTAAGAATTTCATCAGTCCAATAAGAAGTCGTTAAATCAGATAAAAACCAATCTATTTTACTTCTACTATCTTTTTCAGCAATATTCACTTCAAGTCTATTCCATTCTTTCGCTTGACTTTGGTCGCTACCTTTACTAAAACCCTTTGAAGTGTCCCATTCCTTTGCAATTACCTTAACTTGCGTTTTGGTTGTTTCAATAGTGATAACACCGCCACGACAAACTTCACCTAATTTCCACGTTTTTGTTGCCATAATAATTTGTTTTAATTGATTAATAGTTAGGCAAATATACAAATTTATTTTTAATCTACAAAAGAATATCCAACTTTTTTTATTGTTTGGATTTTTTCTTTACCGATAATGTTTCTTAATTTACAAATACAAACATCTATTGTTCTTGTTGTAACACAAACATCATCACCCCATACATCACGCATAAGAATATCACGTGAAACCGTTTCATTCTTATTCTCAATAAGAAAAACCAATAAATTAAACGACAAGCGTTCAACTCGTGTCTTCTTATCGTTAACTGAAATTGTCATATCAGTTCTATCTAATCTAATATCACCACACTTAATAAATTTAACTTCAAGTTCTTTGGTTGTCTCTAATACCAATTTGAATATTTCATCTTGTGTTAATGTTTCTTTGTTTGTACGCTTAATAGCGTTAATAATGTTCCCAGCAATTTTGCTCATTTAATTTATTTTGTTTAAAGTTATCAATACCATAAGTTAATGATTCATTACTAATTTAACTTTTAAAATGTTTGTTTGAGCTTTTAACTCTTTGAGTTCATTCTCCATTCTAATAACATCAGCCTCACGTTTTGCGTGTAACCTTTGTATTAAATTTAATATGATTTCGTTTTGTTCATCAGGTCTAAAATCCCTATCTAACAAATAAAGCGTACTCTCAACAGCCTCGCTCTTAATCATAGGCTCATTGTAATTAAATTCATCATATAATTTTATACACTTACGTTTAAACGCTCTAAATAACAACGCAACTTTACTAACATTTTTTTTCATAACTCAAATAGTTTTAATGATTAATAGTGCAAAGATATAACAATAATTTTACACTTGCAAATTATTTAACATTTTTTTTAATTATTTTTTAAGTCTTCTTCGTGGCACTTATCACACTTGCCCTCAAACCATTGGTCGTGTCTGCCTTGCTCTTGCCCACACTCGGAGCAAGTCCATATATCCTCTTGTTTTGTCATACGTTATTTAATTCTTTGTAATACATAAAAAATCATTGGAGTACCCGTTTGGTATGGCATTTTTTTAACAATATTAAATTTATCACCAGCTATCAATTTTAAAAATTCGTCATTTGCAAATTCCGTATCAGTCAAACCTGTTTTTTCTTGTTCATTAAATTTCATTAATTGTTCAAATAAAATCCCATAACCTGACTTATAATGTCTAACAGCATTACTAAATGTTAAAAATAAGTAACCATTCTTAACAATCAAATCATTATCAATAACGTACTTAAATGAACTTGCTTGTTTTGGCATATAACCGCAATAATCTAACATCATACCAACAAAACTATCAGAAGTATAATTCTTAACAACATCATTTAATTCACCATTAATCGGAGTTAAATCTAAATTGTGTAATTTAGCAGTTGCAGTCATTCCATTGATTACGTTATCCGATTTGTCAACACCAATAAAAGATAAATTATTATTTAACGCAACCACTTTTTTAACACACAAACATTCAATATGTGGTAAAGCTAAAACTTTGCCACTTAACCCTTTCATATAGTTTGCAACGATACCTCTTATTTCTTCTTTTTTTTCTACACCTTTGCCGTCTTTATAAGCATTGTTTTTACTCAAACTTTCATTGATAATACTTTGTAAATCTATTTCAGTATCATTAATCAATAAAGTTTTGTTTAATTCATTAACTTTATTTAATAAACCCTTGCGTATTAATTGAATACGATGTATCGAAAATCTTTGACTTGAAACATTTGGGTAAAGTAAATTTAATTCCTTATTAGATTTTTCTTTATTCTGTAAAATTATAGAATAAACTTCTGAACCTCCAACAGCTGAAACCATAATAAAATTGTTTTAATAGATTAATAAATTGATTTTAACACCGCAAAGATATAACAAATTTTTAACCTACCAAATTTTTTAACAATTATTTTACAAAAAAAAATCTGTACCTAATATTAGATACAGATTTTCCAACAATTTATTCTTCGTCTTCTTCGTCCCATTCGTCCCATTCGTCTTCTTCGTCTTCATCATTCCAGATAAAAACAACAGAAAAAGCAACATACTCACCCTCATCATTTTTAATACCAAAAACATCATAAGAGCCGTCACCAAATCCACTTGAAGACACCGCACCATTTGGCAATACACCCCATTGCTCTTTATCCAAAGTTAAATCACAACAAGCACGATACCAACTATCACCACTTTTTGTTTCAAAATCATCACCAAAATAATACTTCTTTAAGTCTTTTGCACTTTCATCATTACGATAAAAATCCTTATCAAAGAAACCAAATTGCCCACTATCAACACCCGCACCAAAATTAAGCGGTTCAGTTGAATACATTTCCTCAACTCTATTTGATAACGTAATATCTTTATCTAAAGAATCTTTATTAACAATAGTCAAAGTTGCAATTCTATCACCCCAAGAACTTGAATCAGTTTTTTCAACTTCGGCAATCCAAGTACCTTTCTTTACATTCTCAACAACACCTTGACACCAAGTCGGAGGGTCAATAGTATAACAAGGGTCGCTACATACTATAACACCACTTGTAACTTCAAAAGTTTTTTCCATAATAAAATAAATTTAATTAACTTTGCAAAGATATAACAATTTTTTAATTATCCAATTATTTTACGAATATATAATAAAAATTCGTCTTCGGTAATTTCATCATTGGTATCAGCACATAAATTTACCAATACCGTATCAGTATCTTCATACATTGCCATTTTTAACGTGCTTAAACTACCATAGCGTTCCATAATGGCTTTAAGCATAATTGTATCTTTATCCATAATAATATGTTTTTAATTCAGGGCAAAGATATAACAAATTTTTAATCTACCAAATTTTTTTGTAAATATTTTTTAATTATATCTTTGCACCCAGAATAAAATTTATAGTTCAGCTTCAAATGAACAATAGCCATTCTCTTTGATACAATCACGTATCTTAATACCCAATTTCAAATCAGCATAATCAGATAGTTCAATTGAACTAACACCTAAAGCTTCAATTTGCTCCGCGGTATAACCAGTTACACTAGCAAAGAATTCATCCAGCTTTTGTAATTTGTCACCTAACGCGTCTTCAATAACTTTGATTTCAGCTTCAACATCCACTAGACTATCTTCATCAAAATTATAAGTTAAATAATTTGATTCACCTATTACACCAAATCTATCAGCTGCATCACTATTTTGAACAGCAAACCAAAATTTACCCTCAATGTCACCAGAATAAAATCTTCCCATATTTTTATTATTTAATTGTTAATACTTCAACAAAGATACAATTATTTTCTAATATACCAATTATTTTTTTAATTATTTTTACCACCAGTCCCAGCTGTACACAAAAGTGTACATCGGTCCGAGCGGACCTCTGGTCTGCGACACATGTTGTATAAAAAGAAAATGACCTCCCAATAAAGGGAAGTCACTTTCAGCGTTAAATCAATTAAATCTATTATGGAGTTGTAGATTCTTCTTTATTGACAAACTCATCAAATTTATCAGGTGAACCCTGAAATAATTTTTTCTTGCGTTTGCCACTTTCATAACAAATTAATGTTACGGTTTTGCTGTCAAAATCAACAAGTACATGATACTCGTAATTTTGCCATACATCTGTGGTATTGTTTGGATATAAGTAGATACCGCCTGCCTCATCACCCTTAAAATGTGAAACCATTTGCGCAGCCAGACAGCCAGCACCATTGAATACTTTAGCTGGTCTATCAGAACCTAATCCGTTTACCACTTTGCCAGCCATTAAAAAGTCCGCCAGCTCTTGACCGTGTCCGCTAGGGTATCCGTCAAATTGACGATACATTGTTACTAGCAATTGTTTTTTCTCTTTGCCGTTATCATCTTTGTAAGTTTCGATAACTCTTGTAAGACTTCTTGTTCCCATAATAAAATGTTTTTATGATTATTTAACTGGTGCAAATGTAATACTTATTTTTAAACTACCAAATATTTTTTTATTTTTTTTCATCTAATTCAGCCCACTCCATGTTAAATAAATCCTCATCTAATTCAGGACAAAATGCACTATAACCCTCAACCACACTTGGATAAACATAAGAACCTGTTCTATTACATGTTCCTATTGGTTTTTCTGTTGATAAAATCACACTATCATTTGTGTTGATAATATGAATAAAAGGAGAATTTTGTTCATTGGTAATTTCCATACCCTTAGGATAAACACTCAATAACTCAATTAATTTACCTACCGTTGTTCCCATAATAAAATGTTTTAATGATTAATAACTGGTGCAAATGTAAAAAGAATATTTTACATTACCAAATAAACTTGATTAATTTTTTCATCTTTGTCCAAATGAACCTCAAGTGTCCTGTCTTGATAGTTGATAGCAATTATCTCATCATCAATCAACCCATGTTCATCATCCATTTTATAATCCGAACTTAACCTCTGGATATTCCCAACACCATGTGGGATTCTTTCAAAAGTCTTAAGCTGTTTGATATCGTGTTTCTTCTTAAAGCTCTTCAGAACCTTAATAACTAAATCATCTGTTGGTATTGGTAAATGTCCTGCCATAATCTAAATAAATTTATTATAAATGACCACCAGTCCCTAATGTAACATCATCAAATCTCCATTCAGTTTCACCACCAATTAAACTGGTGTCACCAAACTCAACTTCTGCAATCTCATCAATCTCATCGTTTAATGTCAAATAATCTTGAATATCATCAATACCAATACTATCATCAACATCAACCTCAAACTCAATTTCTTTTGTATAAGTTCGAGTAACCATTAACTTAACTTTTCTTGTTCCCATAATAATTATGTTTTAATTGTTTAACGATACAAAGATAATACTTTATTTTAATATACCAAACTTTTTTTAAAAATTATTTATATATTGAAATATACGCGTTTAATTTATTCCCATGCGATTGAATAATACTATATTCCGTATTATCCAAATTATTGCCAGATTCATCAACCCAATTTGGTAATACACGTGGATTAAATTTAATCACCAGTTTATTGAAATCTGTATCATCAAATATACCAAACGATAAATGCTTACACCATACCCATGCACATACAACCTTCTCACCACCAACATGAATACTTTTTGCTGTACCCTTACGATTATGTAACTGACAACCAATCATAACCAAATTCTCTTTAGATGGGTCAATAAATTTAACCACCCCATCAGGATATTCAATCTTCCAGTGTTGATAATGCTCACCAGCACCCAAATGAAATCTTACTTTGATTCTATTATCTTTCTTCCCCATAAGGCGCGTCGTTAAATGATACATAATTACAATTCTTACACAAGTCAGAATCGTTCACATCGAAATCCATATCAGCTTTATGAAAATGGTCACCACATTTATTGCACATATACTTATTCTCATAATCTGGCCACTCCTCTTTAATTTGAGTGACAACACGTTGAACCACATCAACCAAATCACTTTCATCATCAAACTCACCATGCTCCGAATTATCAGCATGTTGTTCCTTAATAAATTTAACCACTAGGTCCAAATTTTCTAATGTACATTTCATAACTCTTAATCTTTAATTGTTTAACAGTACAAAGATAATACTTTATTTTAATATACCAAACTTTTTTTAAAAAAAATTATACATGACAAACATATATTAGATAATCATATATAATTTGCTCATCTTCATTATAAGCAACGTCTTCTGGAACATAATATTCTTTACCATCAAATTCAACGCATTTATGATTATCCATCATTAATTCAACATAACTACTAGATTCTTTTTTTCTAACCTTAGTACAGTACTTACCCAAAAATTCTAAAACTAATTTTTTCATTTTTTCCTATTGTTTAAAATTAACAGTACAAAGATAATACTTTTTTTCTAACTACCAAATTCTTTTTTAAAATATTTGTATAATTCTTTTTTGTCCTTTAACCTATTACGATATAACGCGTCTTGGGTTGCATAACCGTCATTAAATTTAATAACGTTTCCGTCAGCAATCCATTGTTCAAATAATTCTCTCATACTTGTTATATTTTATAATTGGGAACCATATAAAATATATGATTCCCAAATAAATTTATTTACCTAACGCTAATTTACTCATTATTCTATTTTGCAATTCTTTAGTACGAATCACAAAACCACTCTCTAAAGCTTCTTTGTTTTTTTCACCAGCACCTTTGCCAGTAGCAAACTTATAACGTAATCCTAATATCGTTCCCTTTGGGTGCAAAAATGTTAAATCATCATCATCACCACCAACAACATTAAAACCCTTATACTCACTCGGCACTTTATCAAATACCATTGCAACATTAACACCCTTATTCAATAACTCAATAGCCTTATCATAATTCGTTTCACTCAACGAAAATGTTAAATGATAATTGATAGGTAAATCACCATTAAAACGTAAATGATTTTTTGTGTAATCGTAAAATTGAACATCACTATGTAACTCAAATATAGTTTTACCCTCACGTACCTTAAACTTCTCAAAACGAATATCACTAGTTCCATTTAATCTAATAACAGGAACAACATCACTATCTAAATGTTTTTTCTTTATCTTTGTAAGTTCTTTATCCAATTGTAATAAGAAATTTGCTCTATCTGATAAAAAATATTCCGACTTATTTGTTTTACCATTTTGAACTTTCTCAAATCTAGCAGTACCACTACTAAATAAACAAGACTTAACACACCCCTCGCTAGCATGACTACATAAATTTATTCCCTTTGAATTTTGAGTATGCGGAGCTAAATACATAATGTAAGTCATGTAATTTTTCTTAAGTCCCTTAATCGTTTTTGCATTGTTTGTTGACAATAAATTTGTCGGTACATAATAACTCATAACTAATATTTTAATTGTTTAACGGTGCAAAGATATAACAATATTTTAATTGTACAAATATTTTTTAAAAATAATTTAATTTTTTTTACATCCAACCCTCTTTGATTATTTCAGGTATATCATTAACGCGAAACCAATTCTCAAACCATTCACCCCAGTGCCCGCGTCTAAATCTATATACACACACTTCATTCCCGCCGCTGTCTTCAAAGAATTCACTCATCCGTCTCTGGACCTCCTTATAGGTACCAACTGTAAAATACTTATT